GTTCGCCAAACGCATTCATGTCATTCTCGCCAGCAAAGAAACCGACTACACCGCCTGTATTTGGTAAAGTAGCAGCCATCTCAGCAAGTGTTTTACCAGCGATTGCAGCATTTGAAATAACCTCGCCGTCAATACCTGCGATTTCATTGGAGAATTGTTTCATAGCCTTACCGAACGGAACTAATTCTTCAGCAAATCCGGTTAAAGAAGATCCGCCAGTAAGCCAAGAAGTTAATCCTTCAAGAATATTTGCAGCAGTAAGGATAAGAATTGTTTCAGCCAGAGCTTTAACTCCGTCCATCATAGATGGATCAATAGCTGCTGCTCCTTGTACAAACGGCTGAACATTGGTCATAAATCCAGACAAATCAGAAGCAATTTGAGGAAATTGACTAGATACACCGCCCATAAATCCGCCGACTATACCACCGACGAACTTTCCAATAGCAGTACCAATTCCTTGAAGTAAATTGCCACCTTCGTTAATGAGCCATTGCAAACCAGGAATTTGTGCGAGAGCTCCAACAGCGGCAAGAACGAGAGCCAATTCAGCAATAACTGCACCCATCCCTAATACACCGAGCATAGCTCCCGGGACAAGAGCCGCAACAGCAGCTAATGCAGCCATAATTGCTGACAATAATCCAATTCCAACAATACCTTGTAGTAATGTTTCGGTGTCGATACCTTTCAGAGCCTCAACTATACCAGAGAAGAAAGCCATCAGCACATCAATCGCTGCTTTAATCAACCCTGGAAGATTGCGAGCAATTCCTTCTAATACCCCAATTAAGAACTGGAATACAGAATCAACAATAGATGGTGTATACTGAACCAAAGCTTCCAATACACCTGCTACGAGTTTAAGAGCCCCGTCAGCAATAGCCGGAACGCACTCAACGAGCACGTCAACCAGCATTAGTATAACTTCCTTAACAGCTTCTCCGATTACCGGAGCACTGGCAGCAATTACTTTACAAAATTCAATAATTGCTTCTCCGATTTTAGCAACAATAGCCGGAATCAATTCGGCAACACCAGTGATGATAACTGTCAAAGATGCTACGATAGCCGTTGCGCCAGCAGTACCGGCAGCTGCTAATGCAGTTAGTCCTACAGCCAAGGCGGATAAACCTGCTCCAGCAAGAGCCAATCCGGCACCAATACCAAGAACTGATACTCCAATAAGAGCAAAAGCTCCGCTTAATCCCAAAAGAGTAGGGACAAGAGGAGTAAGAACTAATCCTGCAACACCAATCACGGTAAATGCACCAGCCAAAGCAACAAGACCTTTAACAATGGCGCCCCAGCTCATAGCTCCTAAAATACTAAGTACCGGTGTCATAACCAACAATGCGGAAGCAGCTACCAACATGGCTGCTGAACCAGCAAGAGTACCGGTCATAGCATTTAAGCCAACAGCAAGAATAGTCATAGAACCACCAAGAGTAATAAGACCCTTAGCAATAGCTTCCCAACTCATACCGCCCATTCTATCAATGGCATTTGCCATAATAACAAGAGCAGTAGATATTGCGATAAGTCCTGTTCCTATACCGATCATATTTTTAGGCATGAAATTAACGGCAATAGTTACTGCTGTTAAAGAACCAGCCAAAGCTATAAGTCCTTTTGCGATTTCGCCCCAAGACATCGTTGAGAAATCTTTAATAGACGAAGCAAATATCTTCATTGCAGCACCAATAGCAATCAAAGCCATACCTGTAGAAATAACATGCTTAGCATTGCCAGTGAGGTTTGTAAAGAGTGTAATCTCAGTAAGCAAAGCGCCAATAGATAAAAGGCCCTTTCCTATTTCACCCCATTTCATACTGCCAAAGTCTTCACAAGCAGAAGCTAATACTTTAATCGCCGCAGCTAATATAACAATTCCGGTTGCAGTCATCACAGATTTTCCGCTAAATTTAGCAGTATTCATGAATAGCGAAACTTCTGCTAATAAAACTCCTACACCAGTCAATCCCTTAGCAAGCTGTTCCCAACTTAATTTTGCGAGATCATTACATACGGAAGCCAATACCTTAATAGCGGCTGCGAATATAACCATTTGTGCAGCGCCTTTGATGATTGTTTTTCCACTATTTCCCATAACCTTAGCAGCAGCTACTATAACGGTAGTCAATCCGGCAATACCTATAACTCCAGTAGCCATTTGTTTTGGGTTTAAATCGCCTATTTTCTTAAGAGCACTGGCGAGAAGTAGTACAGCAGTAGAAATGCCAATCATAGCCGTAACACTTTTGACTACCCCAGTTGCTTGTCCGCTAATTTTATTGAAAACAGCCATAGACGTCATTAAATCGGCAAACAGAACCGTAATAGCGCCAAGAGCAGCAGCCAATTTATTACTGTCAATAAGCGAAAGAGTTACAAGAGAAGCGGTAAGAATTGCAATAGCAGATGCAATTTTTAACAATGTTCCTGCCTGCAACTGAGACTGATAAGCCTCAAAACAACCTCTTACGCTATCAAGAATCCCAATAAAAGATTCCTTAATACTTCCAATCTCCTCGATTGCTTTGCGAAATCCGCCAACAAACTTTGTGATACCCACAGCAATAGCACCAAAGGAAATACCATTCAGCAAGTCAATGATTCCACTAAAATTGGCTTCTCCAAGGCTTGATATAATTGCTCCACCAATACTGCCAAGAGCATTCACGATACCACCAGCAATGGTTTTTACTGCATTCCAGATAGCCTGTAGAACTTGCACAAACTGACAATTTGCAAGAGCTTCCCCCATTGCTTCGAAAGCAGTGACAACACCACTCTTCATACTTCCAGCAGCTTCACCAACTTGAGACATTCTTGTATGAACGCGTTCAAGAAGATTATGGAATAATTCAAACCCAGGAATTTGGAAATTTTCAGCTATTGAAGCGATAAAGTTTTTAACGGCTGTTGCCGCAGTTTTAATAAACCCAACAATACCACCTAAAACTTTATTGAAAATATCGGTTCGTTCGATAACATCGTTAAGTTTAACGAGCCACTCTCCAAACGCACCGGTAATGCTTAACAAGCCTCCGCCTAATTCGCCAACTCCTCCGAGAAGAGAACCAATAGCCTTGACCACGGACATAAACGCACTACCAATGATATTGACTACAGCAAATAAACCTTTAAATGTACTCTTAAGATTATTAGATGCTGTTTCGCTTAAAACGAATCGTTCAGTGAGTTTTCTCAATCCGTCGGTAATATTATAAAGTTGCTGAGCCGTCATAGGAGGAAAGATATCTCTAAAAGCATCTTTAATTGGCTTAATAATAGAAAGAACTCCCTGAAATGCGTTACGAAGCGCTTCGATAAGAGCTGTTCGACCACCGAGGTCTTTCCATCCCTGAAGCATTTCATTTCTTGCATTAGCGGAGTCCCCAATCATTTTACCAACAATATTGCTGACCTCGGTAAAAAGTTCTTTCGCTTCTTCAAAGTCACCAACAATAATTTCCCAGCTCTGAGTCCAACCAGATTGTGCTGCTTCTTTTAAAGTGTCAAATAACTGAGTAAAAGTCTTTACTTTAGTCGCAGCATCTTCAGCAGTCTTTGCCATCTCCATAATGGATTTAGCTTGTTCTTCGGTAAAACCCTGCTGAATCAAATCGGCCTCTGTATAAGCACCAGCAAACTGTTTCAGGGTTTCAGTCAATACTTCGGTAGTAAGCCATTCACCCTTTGTCAATGATTCTCTAAACGAGCCATACATTTTGATAGCATTTTCAGCACCAGTGCCTAACAATTCAGAAGTTCTAATTAAAGCATCCTGAAACACCTTGCCGCCCATACCGGCATTTACTACAGAGTTCCAGTCCATCAAAGAAACCTTGCCAGCAGCTAATGCTTGGGAAAGCTGATACATTGCTGTACTTGCCTGCTGAGAAGTCGAACCCGATACAGCAGCAAGGTTAGCAATACCTTTGATCGAATCTACCGAAGTTTGCAGATCAACACCAGCAGCCGTAAATGTACCGATATTACGAGTCATCTCAGTAAAGTTGTAAATGGTCTTATCGGCATAAGTATTTAACTGATCTAAAGCATTATTCACCTGCTGAAGATTCGTTCCCTGATGAGAAGTGTTTGCTAAAATCGTTTGAACGGCATTTATTTGTGTTTCATACTCTTGAAAACCCATTTTTATTGGGTCGATAGTAAGAGAAGATATCACTTGTTTTCCAGTGTTAATTGCAGAATTAGTGATATTAGCGAGGGCGGTTACAGCCATGACCTCCAAAGCAGAGAACTTCATACGAACAGATTCAACAGCGTTACCAAGACCGCTCATATTTATTTTCTTTGCGGCATTATCGATCTGTTCAAAACCTTTCGTAGCTCCGTTCATGTTCAAACTATTCTTAAGTTTATCAAGCGTGGATAAGCTTGTCTGAACATTACGCTCAAAGTTCTTATTGTCAAATTGCATTTCTACGACTCTTTGGTCTATTGTAGTGCTCATAGCTTTGTAACCTCCTTCCATGCTTGATTTACGATTTTGTCAAAAATAGGCTGGATAGCAGGATTGATGTAATCTCGCCCCTGTACCCAGCCGCCGTTACGAGTTCCATGACCATATTGCAGAATGATCGCAATAGGAACTCCATTTTGAATATTTGAGTTGTAAAAAGAAATTTTTGCCGTTCCATTACGGTTTATAATCTCGTAATGCCATGAACTGGCAGTAAGACCAGAATCTACAGGTGTAGCAGACGCAAGTGCAGCGACCCCTTCTCGGCCGAACTTGTCAAGATCTGCAAGCCTAACGGCCTTTTTCGCTCCTTCCATGTATTGAACCGTTCTGGAGAAGTTGCCTTTATGTCTGAACTTTACCATTTCTACCTCCTTATTTTAGGAGTTGATTTACTCGATTCTGAACGGCAGAAGCATCATAGCCTGCTGCTTTTAAACGATTTACACGATCTTGTCCGTTACCCCATAAACCCTGAATCACTTCACGGGCAATTTCATCTACAGTCTTTTTAGATGTAGAGGTGACAGCCGTACCACTTTTGGTAGTAATATAGGTGTCAAATCCAGCAGCTTTCAATTTTGCAGCCATAGCATCAGCATTTGCTTTCTTACTAAAAGCACCAACCTGGATTTTATAAAGGTTATCGACCTTGACCATATAAGTATCAAACCCAGCCGCTTTGATTTTTGTAAGCATGACATCAGCATTTGCTTTATTACTGAATGCTCCTGTCTGAACTCGATACAATTCATCTTTAGAAGATTCGGAACCTCCAGACCCTAATCTCGCTGTTACTTTTGATGCCAAATCACCCATACGAGAATACAACCAATTCCCAGGGCAGCTCTTATTGGCAAACCATCTATGAACAGTCAGCACCATTTCGTCAGGAGCAGGATTATAGTTCAGCGTTTTAGTTTTATCGCCAAACCACAAAAGCTTTTTCTTGCCATTGCGCTTACAAATATCAACACACAATTCGATAAGTGTATTGTAAACTTTGCTGTTCATAGCATAAGGTTCGGTTTTGTCGGAAGCGCACTCAATCGTAACGGCTCTTTGGTCATTAGCGTTACTCGATGAACACCATGATCTATTTTTTTCCTCTACGCACAATGAAACACGACCATCGGTTCCAATTCCATAGTTGCAACTTGCATCTCTCCCAGCCGGAAAACAAGCGCAGATAGTTTCTGCTGAAAGTTGACCAACTACACAATGTGGCGTAATACGGTCAATGCTGTGAGTTCTTTTACCAGAATGGTTCGGACTCAATTTTGTATAAGATACCAACGGACTGTTACTCATAATTCTGGTCCTCCTTTGTGACTTTGATCTGCTGAATCATCTGCATAACCTTATCGTAACCAACAGTTGCCACAAGGAATCCGAGATACATCAGTACAGCAATTTCAACACCGATTTTCAAAGTAAATACTGTATCTGTCATAACGATATAAATCACACAAACAGCACAAGCAATAATTACAGAGAGAATAGCTGCCAGAACATTAGATGAGTATTTCACTTTTGTTCCATCGAGCAGCTTTTTAATACCCTCTACAGTCAGATTTGTAAGCACAGACACAATTAACAGTGCTGTGGTTAAAAAACTAATAGGCATAACTAAACCTCCTCATAATCTGTATTTTCTATTGAATCATTTTCACGTTTAAGCCTTTCTTCTCGCTTCTCAAAAAAAGTTTCAAATAAAGCTTTGAAAAAATAGCCAACCATAACGCCAACAATCGTCGAAGCGATTGTGCTCGAAAGTGATTCAGCAATTTGCACTTGCCCTAAAAAAGCAAGAACATATGATAACTGTAAATCGATTAGTGAAATAACCAAAATAAAAGTCACAGCCTTTTTGGTGTATGTCTCCAACCAAGATTTATAGTTTTTCTTTTTTCGATTAGGGCAATTACAGCAATATTTTTTCATATTACATATCACCCCCTCGAATTGTAACGGCGTTTATTAGCTGCATTTAAAGCAGCATTACGCTGCATAATCTCGCGTCTGCTTCTCTTTTTAGGAGGTGAATTTTTCATATTGCAAACACGAATAAGTGTCAAAAGACGATTCAAATGCCACTTTTGAAATTCAACCGGAATGTTATATGAAATCATCCAGTAATAAATCAATTCAGAAGTAACGGTGTCTTTGTTGACTCCATGACGTTTTTCATCTTCAAAGAAGCAAGTCGCTGTCATTGGAGATTCTATATAGTCATTTATTGCAGCATAATTTTCAGCCGAAAGTCTTGTATATACTTCTGGGTCCACATTTTGGGTTAAAGTCATACATCTGACATAATCAAGAATTTCCTCTTCAGTTTTTTCTCGCTTGCCAAGAAAGGCTTTGTGCCATTTGCTTTCCCATTTTGAAAGAGAGACCAAAGAATGCTCCAACTGCAAATGTTGTTCTTTCTTGTAGATGAATTCTTCATTGATCTCATCAAAAAACTCAGCAGCCGGTACAATAATTTTCAGCATTCTTCAGCCCTCCAAGTTTCCGATGTTAATTAGTAGCTGCTGGAATTGCTGTAGGAGCCATAGCACCGCCCTTTGAACGCATAACAGCATTTACAAATTCTGCTGCATACTTGTCATCAGTGACGAGCTTCTCAAACAGCACCTCATAAGCAGGTGTTTCCATAAAAGAACGAGAAATTTCCTCAGACTTCATGAAACGTCTACCGTCTTCACTCTTTACACCGTAAGACTTAGCAATGAAATTCTCGAAGAAATCCATAATCTTGGCTCCATCAAGACTAGCAGCAATACTTCTAAGCTGAACATCATAGCCACCTTTAGTGCTTGCCTGCATCTTTACGATTTCTGGCTTGGACAAATCAAAGTAGAAATCCTCAGTTCTCTGAACATCATTCAGGTCGTTGTAAGTAATAACTTCTTTATGCATTTTAATTTTCTCCTTTCAAATAAAAAAATAGAGCCGCCAGCTTACCTGAATACGGCTCCACTATAATTTAATTCTTATGAATTAGCCTGCAATAGGCAGTTCAGCGTTGAACATTTCAATGATTTCATCAGGCATAGGAAGACGAGGCTCGATGCTGTCTCCAGCACCTTCAGTAGTCTCATCTTTACCATACAGAACTTCTTCAAGCTTAGCCATAAATTCAGGACTAAACTTCGTGGAATCAAAAGTAAGCGTAGCAGTAGGCTTAAGCTTCTTGCCTTCGATTACGGTATTGATGGCTACAGGAGTGGTACTAACCTCCCAAGACATAGCAGCAGGTTCCGGACTGTCATTAACAGTGCTGTAACCCTTTTCAGAAGGAGCAGCAAGGCAGTTATACACCAGATGCAGCTTGTAACCGTGGTCATTCAGATCGACATCATTACCAAGAATAGTACGATAACTAAGACCAAAGATTTTACGAGACTGCTGCCCAGCAAACATACCCGGCATGATTTCAACAGAACCATCACATTCTGCAAATTCAGCAGGGTACATATACGCCTCAATAGTGGCTGCAAATTCCTCAGCAGACATCATATTCAGATACTTAATGTTATCAGCATAAATAGGAGTAGCCTCCGCACCGGAAGGACTCTCTGTAACAGCAGTCAGACCATTCCATGCAACACCTTTGTTAAAAGTGCCACCAGTCTGAATAGGGTAAAGAACACCATGGTCAACGCCGGTTTCGTACAGACGCTCGCCGGTTTTATCCCAAACAAGTTTCATAGTTATTTCCTCCTTATTAGAAATAGAGCGAGAAACGCCAATTATTCAGGTTCTCGCTTGTATAGTTACGATCGAATCGACAGGTTGGTAATTGAGCAACCTTATCAATAAATTCGCTATCTGGATTCTTGTCAATTAGCATAACCCAATAACGTTTTTGAGACAAATATACCCTGTCATCTGCATGGATGTTTTTAATATCATCCAATCCGTAAACGATGGCAGGGTAATTTATCTTAACTGACTCGGGAGGTTGAAAATACACATTTCGACTCCCCAGAAGGCCTTCCAACAGGGACTGTAGATATAGTCTATTCGCCATTGTATACACCTCCCACAGTCAGTCGTAGTCTAGGGTACTGAACTTCAACGCTCGTGATCTTCCATTTAGCACCCATAAACCCTACATATTTCATCGTATGAAAATTTTCACTGGCGAATGGATCGGCTAAGATACTAATCTCATTTGCAACATTGATGTTATCATTGAGTTGATCTGCCGTCTGAAGTTTCTTAGTGTTACGAACTAACTCACCATAATACATACGCTCAGTGATCTTTTCTTCCCAAACACCAGGAGTTGTTTCTTCAGTTACAGCATAGCCGATTGGTCCATAAAATTTCGCCATTTTGAAATTCCTCCGTTAATATTTAGGCGCCAGTAGTTGCGTCTTTCTCTTCAATAACAATAGCAGACTTAATTCTGGTAAGCTGACCAGATTTACGAGTCTCAAGCAGAGACTGAAGCTGGTTGAACTTGATATCGAAATCAGAGAAGTGAGTCACATCGCCGCCCTTAGAAGCACCATAACCATAATCGGCCATATTCACGCAAATAGCGTGCAGCTTATGTTTAATACCCTCAGAATCAGTACGGACCTTACCCTCGAACTGAGTAACTTCGTAGATGTTAGCAACACCAAGAGCAGCAGCCAGTTCAGTATCAGTTTCGTAAATTCTACGACCATTACGGTCACGAGCCAGAATCATAGTGTTATGCATGTCCGTAGTGATGAACAGGTCCGGCTTACCGGTACCACGGAAATCTTTACGAGCCTTACGCAGAGCAGTAACCATAGCCTCGGCATAAATAAAGCTTTCGCCAAAATTCTGTTCAGTATTAGTACCCTGAAGCTCCTGAGCCATAGCAGCAAAGTCAATATCCTTGTGGATTGTATACAGCTCATCATCGGTCCAAATAGGACGAATCTTATCAGGGAAGATCTTCTCAGGATCACTCTCAGGACGGTCATCACCAAGCATGGTTGCAACAGCAAGAGTTTCCTTCAGAGAAATCTGATCGATTCCATACTGGAACTGAACATAATCGAAATTTTCGATATCGATTACATCATCACGATGCAGTTCAGAAGTAACATACACAGTCTGAGGATCAGTAGTACGTCTTACAAGAGAATAGTTACCAGTAAGCTTCTTCTGATTTCCCTTAGTGTAACCCTTAGCCTGAAGAGCATCGATATTACGAATATCTACATGAGAAGTACGAACACGACCATGAGGAATCTTCTGAGTCTTAGCCATAATAGCATCTACCCAACCCATATCATTAGTGATAAGTTCAGGTGTACGGCTAGGATGAGCCTCAACATAGTCGGGGAATAGAGTAGTTACATTACCTTCTCCGGTCTGAACAAAGCCGCTGATTTCACCATGCTTAAGCTCGTCAGCATGTTCCTCAGCATAAATGTTAATAGCGGTACGAAGGGAGCCAACGTTGGGAGACTTAGCCAACGCCAGAATCTCACCCTGAGCCGCATGGGACAAGACATTCTTCTGATCCTGCTTGTCGTTATCAAAAACATTGTGTTTCATATTAGTTTCCTCCTTATTGGTTTTGGATTCATTAGAATCTTCGTTTTTGTCCTCTAAAGCCTTAGTAACCATGTAATACATAGCATCCTGTTGCTTTTCGGTCATGGTATTGATGACATCGATGATAGATTCGTTATCTTCATTTTTCTTTTCATCGGATGCATCCTGTTTTTCAGTATCATTGTTTTTTTCTTTCTCGTCCTGATTAGTGTCAGCATGAGAAAGAACAAGCGGTAATCCCGTGTAAATGATTGCTTCTTCGTCTGAATTCTCTCCATGAGAAAGCATAGAATCAATAAAAGCACCCGGATTAGCACCTTTATGTACAAGGCTAACCTCGCAAATGCAACCATGAAGAACATCGGAACCGGCCTGTTGAAGTTGATTAGCATAGATGGAAAGAGCGCAGATATCTCCATGCTTAATCAACACTTTTGCAATTTCTGCATCTGCGGTTTCATTAAGAAAACCATAGGTGTAGACACCTTCCTCACGATTTTCAAGCCAAGCATGACCTAAAACATCACGAGGACTATTGTGCTGGTGATTCCAAACAAGCGGGACTTTAATACCGTCATTATGCTTAAATGCATCTCTACGAATTACTCTTCCGTCAGAGCATTTAAGATCATTTCGTGTAGCCCAGCCACTAAAATCACAAGCTTCAACCTGGATTGTTTTGTCCATTTTGAATTTCCTCCTTATTTAAGATTATTTAGAGACCCTATTTTCACTCGAAAATTACTCCGGTGAATCCATTATTTCTTCCGGCTTAACGGATGTTTCCGAAGCTGTTTCACTCGGCGCACTTAGATTCTTATTTCTAAGCTCATCAGCCCTTGGATCTTCCGAAGGTTTCATGCCGACAACCTGCCTGATTTCATTCGAAGTCATGATTTCATTTCGAGTGAATTTATCAGCAATTTCAGCGATATCGTTTACCGGTACAAGTTTAAACGGGTCTCTAAAGAACGAAATCGACTGGAGTTGTGATCGGGCAGTTTTTGTTAGAAACTTTCGTTTCATTTCATCAACAATAGCTGAAACAATAGGCTCGATAGTTCTGTTGTAGTAATTCAACATTGTCTTCTCGTCCGCTGTACCATCCAAAATACTCTGAGTGATTCCTAACTGGCTATATAGCATACTCGTTAAGTATTCAATCTGAGACATTAGATTATTGTTTACTGGACGATTCAACTGTGTGATACGTTCGGTTCCGTCGGTATAAGCAATACCATATTTGGAACCTGACAACTGACTTTCGATATCTTTACGCCTATTTTCGGCCTGTTGACGCCTTGCTTCAGTCTTGATGACATATGGTAACTGAATAATCAAATCGAGTTTTCCAGAACCACTCTGTTCATCAATGACATCAAGTAGGTTAAGTTTACGAATGAGCCTCTGCATAGTGGAGTTAGGCTCATTGATTACTGCGTACAGCGGATTTTCCACGATAGCCACTGTACTCTTAGGTACCACTACTTCTTCTTTTTTCCCAGTGCGTTCATTGTACACACGAACACGAACATACTGCGGGTACCAATCTAAAATTTGTCCGACTCTCATAGTTTGAATATCATAAGATCCTGAAATAGTAGGGTCGGTTGTGGTATCAACGGGTACAATAGCTACACTGCCTTCATCAAACATCGATATAACAACATCCTGAATAAAAGCACGGGCTGTCTGATCGATATTTGCTTCAATAGTTAGACAACTATTCAAACCGTCTTGAATTACCGAAATAAATCGCTCACTTTCATCAAGTCTTACATGTTGAATTTTAAGCGATGCTACATCGAGTGCTATACGGTTATAAACCGAAGTGATGATCGACCTTTCATTGCCTCTTGACAAACGAGGTCTATCTGCTCGATAAGCATAACTAATGCCCAAATTTCTATAGTCCATTTGAACATTACCTGCAAATGCGTTCCAAGCATGTTTTAATCTGGAACCAAAAGACATCTCCATTTTGAATCATCACCTCCTTTATTCAAAAGCATCTCGATTGAGTTTATAAGCAATATAAGCATCCATCATAGCCGCAACAGCATCAATCTTCTGCTCATAGCGCTTCTTTAAAAGTTTTCTGTTTCCATTTGTATCTTCCAAGGTAATACAATTACCCATAGCGAAAGTCATAAGGTCCTCATCAAAGAGAAGCATTCTTTCTTCCGAAAGTTTCTTCAATTCACCAAGCGGAACAGATTCAGTTTTAGCTCCCTGAATAACCTTTTCGATTCCAAACGGACCGTTTTCTTGTTCCCATCTTGCAACGAATTCTTTTGCATTATAAGGGTCAAAGCCAAGACATCGAACATCATAACCGCATTCGCTTATGTGATTGTCCAAGTCTTCATAGACATCCATCATATCAAGAACGGTACCCTCTAAAACAATTAAACTACCTTCGGCCATGAACTGATCGTATTTGATCCTCATAGCAGCAGGCAGCTTCATCAAAGTCATAGATGTTATGTAATTTCGAGTCTTAATACCAAACGAACCGTTGGATAACGGAAACAGGAAAGTAAATGCACAGAAGTCATCACCCTGTGACAAGTCTGCACCTAAAGAACAAGGCATCTGCCAATAATCTCGTTTGCGATGCGGCAATGTTTCTTCATAAGTAAAGTAATAGGTATAACCTTCCATTGGTAAACCAAAACGTTTTGCGAGAATATCGTTTCGTGCAGCAGGGGCTTTTTCTGCTCTTTCTACATCCAACTGATAAGTTTCGTAACTAACTGTTTTACCAATATTCGGATTGGCTTTCAACCACATTCTTGGATCTCCAACCTCATCGATTGAATCTAATTTATACCACCAAATAGACACATGCGGATTGATATAATCACCCTTCAATATGTCCATTAACTCCATTTTGATTGTATCGCCGCTTCCATTACGAACAGTGCCTTCGGAGCTGATTGCTACAATGATGTAATCGTTTACTTTTGAAGCACCCTGTTCAATAGCACCTATAACATCTTCTCGGATGTCTCCTGAGAGCCATTCATCAACTGTAGCAACTTTTATTTGTAAGCCCTGAAGTTTGTGAATGCTCATTGGTCTTATTTCAAGCAGAGACCCTGTTAAAAAATTCTCGACACCTTTCTTCGTCGAAGCCAATTTTGTTCTATTAGCTTTAGCACCCGTAGTGTTTTGTAACGAACCTTCTGTCAAGAATTGAAACAGTGGACCGCGTGATCTGGTAATAGCAGTACGAAGAGGAGACATTACTTCCTCAGCCTGCTTCATGGTCGGTGCAGTTGTGATTTGATGTGTTGTCGAAGTATCAATATTTAGGAAATAGCCTTGTAGGGTGGAACCATACATTGACTTTGCTGCTCCACGAGCTACAATAAGATATTGCTTATTGATAAGTCTTTTCTTTACAGTCTTCTTCACATAATGACCGCCATGACCATCTGGATTTGGCTGATAAACACTTCGCTCGACAAAATAATACCAACCAAAAATTTGCTCACCCCATAGTTTAAAACTATCAAGTAAAGTAAGATCTGAACCATCAGTTAAGGTAAGTTCAGATTCGCAATAAGAAATCCATCCTTCTACAGCTTGATCGTCGTAAAATACTCCTGGGTTAGCAATAAGATCATCAATGCGATTCATTTCCATTGAGATCTCTTTACATACTGGAATTTCGCCTCTGATTACGGCATCACGAAACATGCCGTAGTATTTAGGGACGGCAGTGTTAGATAATGCCATATCGAATTAACTCCTTATTTCTTTTTATTGGGATTAGCGGCAATATACTGAGCAGCTTCTTTAATATTAAACTCTTTAGTCATTGCTGCTTTAACTCCATAAGCCAATGCACCAGCGGCAGCTATAGTAAGTGTTCTTTTTCCTGCTGCTGAAATAATCTCAGAAACGTATTTTTTACCTGGAGCGGTATCTTCATCCACCAAGGTTTTATATTCTTTTTCAAGTTTCATTCGTTCGATTCGTTTCTTCAAATCAACATCAGACATAATTCGTCTGTTTTTTACATCAGCTTTGCGAGTCTCTTTTTCCTTTGCATCGGGACTTGATTCTCGCTTTTTACCAGCAGCGGTGCGAGTACCATCTTCGTTCTGGTAACGACGGATTCCCCATTTTTGACCTTTGATACCGTAATGCATAAGCATTTCTTTATGATTATCCATTTTGAATTTCCTCCTCCGTTTTATCTGGATCAACGGTTACATTGATTCTCCACTCAAGTTCGTTAATCTGTCTGTTTATAGAATCGATAACTGCTGAACTGAGATTGGCAGAATCAAATGCTAACTTTACTTTTAAGTAGATATAAGTTTTCACCATCTCAAGTCGGTTATCGTCAAGAAGAAATTCTGACCATTCAGTACCATCATCTTCGATACGGAAACCTTTTTGTGGACCGACACCGAGCTGTGTAAGAACGGAAAAAGCAGAATTGATATGCATGATAATGTCGATGTCAAAGTGTTCATACTCTTCGGTAATTCCAAGCAACTTTTTAATTGATGTCAGTATGCTTTCCATATCGATTCCTCCTTACTGTCTAACAGCTACGAATTTCTTCATACAGAAACCCTCGATACCGGCAACGGTACATACTGCATACCAATCATTTGTAGATGCTTCAATATCGATACTTAGTTCATCAAGACATACCGCGATAGCAACTACTTCGGAATCTTTATACGGTCTCTGTCTAATATTCAATTTTAGACAATCAGTAACAACACCGATAACTTTTTCGGTCTTAGAATCAGTATTGTTATTCTCATATCGTTTAGTAGACATTTAAAATACTCCTTTCATTTTTTTCGCCAAGGACATGTGTCATTTGGACTTCTCTGAATTGGCGAAGTAATTAACAACTGCTCATCTCCATAATGGATTGCATTATGTGTACTGAGTTTTGTACATATTGCATTTTCTGGATCAAAGACGCAGGGATTTCGATTAACAATATCGTCATAAGTGATTGGATTTAGATGATGTATAAGAACAGGTCCATATATTTCAAATCCAGGAACACCTAAGTCACATCCATTATCTCGAATAATGATGGTGTCTCTAAAACTTAACCATTCATTTGAATGATAGAGCTCCTGATTAAGCCATCGCTGAAAACCAAATGTTTCTTCACCAATTATTCCATCCAATTTCAAATAGCAATATCGCTCTTCAAAAGTCGGAAGAGTTATTAGTTCAGAGTAAGTTCTAAAATTCTTCATCATCGCCTCCAGCTCCAGAATATTTACGAAATGCAGTAAGAGCTTTTTCATAAAGTTCTTTAGCTTCACCATTAGACTTGATATTGATAGTTTTTGCATCAATCAATTCTTTTTGCTTCTCAAGAATCTCTTTTTCAAGTCGTTCCTTGGACGAGCCAAGTTTTAAATAATGTGTTATGACCTGAGAAGAAGCAGTTCCGTCTCTGAGCTGCTTTTCAGCACACTGCATAGCCAATGAAATCATAAGATTCTCTTGAGCCTCTTGTGTCATTGGAGGTCTCGATGTGCTTTGCGATTCAGAAGAGCGAGAAGCTTTTGCTTTTGGCATAGTTGCTGCCTCCTCTCTTAAGAAAATGGTGCGGGTAACAGGAATCGAACTTGCACGGAATTACTTCCAATAAATTCTGAATCTATAGTGTCTACCAATTCCACCATACCCGCATACTTCTACAGCACTTTCACACGAGTTTATGTACAGTATTTGAGAGAACCTACAGAGCTGATTTCCATCAATCACCGAAAGGAGAAAAGAAATATGAAAGGAGGTCCACTTTGGAATCCGAGTCAACTCTGTAAGCTCTCTCAAATACTGCACCGATACTATAAAGTCTAAGACCATTCCCAAAATATCCCTCCGGAGATTTTTTGAAGACCGGCGCGATGTGGGAGGGGGTGTAATTTTCGAGGTACCCCCCTATGCCTATTGACCTTAAGTATCAGTGCTGTAAAGTATATTTTTGAAATGTTTATATAAAAATTGGAATTACTAAAAAGCAAAACAAAATAATAGTTAAGAAAAAAGAAATCGGAGAGTTGGGCAGATAGTACCTAAAGCTCTCCGATAACTTTTTTATACAATTCGTTTTACTTTCTTGTAAATGTTTAAAAAGTCATGCTTAATAATCTCGTCAATCGCTCGCTCAATCTCTTGATTGTTTTCTTCATCAGAGAATTGTTCTGAAGTCTTTGCGATTCGAGCCAAGTAAGCACACGAATAATAGCCTTGATCTACATCGTACCTGAACCAATCGGAGAACTGTTCAAATGGATCAAAGGGGTTGTCGAATGTAGTTAAAGCACAAGAACCATTCATACTAAGTCACTCCTTTCATTTCAAGTAATCAGACACAGTGCTTGTAGAAATTCCAAGTGCTTCTGCAATTTCAGATGTACTGTAACCAGAAGCATTCATTGATGCAATTTTGCTCTGTTTAGCAGAACTCAAAGAAGTAGTAGCACGAGGAGTAGCACGTTGTCTAAGACTATCTATATCCACATTGTCGATGATCTGGGTAAGTTTGTTTTCGCTAATAGCACCAGCTTGAATAGCTTCCCATTCTCGATCAGTGATTTTAATGGTTTCTCTTTTTGCACCGACAGCGGCACGGGCTTGTGTTAGAGCTTGCTGGCTTGCTTTCTTTATTTCACCGCTTGTCATACCGGGGTTGTCTTGTTTCTTAGCGGCTACTACAGCATTTGCCATAGTCTGGGCCTGTCTTTCTCTAGGGGCATTCTTAAGTGCCACATTAAGCTTGGCATTGAGAGAGTCCACTTCTGCTTGATAGGCTTCTTTAGCAGCGGCCGAATAAGGAACCTTACCGGTGGATAAGATCTCAAGACGGGCCTGATTACCCAAAGCTTTCATCTTATTGGCATAGTTTGCATAAGCACGCTCTACCGGGGTGTCAGCTTCAGAGATAAGGGTATAGGCATCTTTGGCTTCTGCCATTTTTGTTGAAGGCTGAGTACGAACCTTTGTTTTTCCTGTTCTTTTATCTGTATAAACAGGGTCATCCACAGGTTTCCATATCTGCTCTCCGGTGACTTCATCAATACGGGGGCTTCCTTGGCGCTTAACCACCGATACCTCTGACTTAGCACGAGATATTAAAGTCGATGCTCCCTCATGATACCTGCCATCTTCGTCGATGGTGCCCTGATACTTCTTCTTTAGAGAAGCAATACCATTGTCAATTTCACTTTGCTTATAATCAAGCTTGTGTTTTTCGGCATCAATAACCACCATGCTATGACGAACAGCTCTTGCAAGTTCATCTTGAGTAGCTCCTTTTAGAGTCATATCAGTGATAAGGTTTGAAACCACACCCATTTCTTTCTGAGTATTCTTCATAGGTTTGAAAGAACCCTCAGGTTTGCCACCGTATTCGAGTTTAGGGTCAAAGCCTTCAAGTCCTTTTAAAGGCGGAGTCGAAGTAATTTTAACCTTACTTTTTCCCGAATTACATGGAATAACCATTACGGTATCACCATCGAAGTCAGCTCCGGATAGACGTTCGGCAACCTTACTGTTGATTCCTATTGCATCTTTAGGTGTATTACCTAAAACACGACGAGCTTCTGCTTGTTTGTTATTAACAGTCAAAATAGGGATCTCAAATGTACCGCCATGAGGATAACGAACCAAAGCAACGGTTTCGCCATTCTTATAGTTCGGAGCATAGACCTCATTATCTTTCATCGAAGTAATAGGTAAAATAACCTGATACTTCTGACGAGGTAAAGCAGCAGCTTGAAGATGAACAGCAGCAGAATCGCAATCATCAGCGAAAGATTTCAAAAGCGATTTTTTAACGGTTGGATTTGTCAGTGAACAGATTTCATCAAACTCAGCCATCTTATCGGATGCTGCTAAATTAAGTTGCTTATTCACCAACTGCAAACTTTGTTTAGAAAGAAACTGAGATGGTAGTTTGTCTGCCCATTCTCCCCAGTCACCTTCTTCAGCACGCTTATTGATAAGCGAAAGCTGCCTCTTTCCGTTAGCATCTGTGTAATAACTCTGACCTCCAGCTTTGATAAGGGACCCGAAAGGATTATCAGGATCATCTTTAATCTTTTTCATGACATCCTCTGGTGGTGTACCTTTTTTCTTATTGGTGTTAAAGCGAACATCAACGCCAGGTGGAAGATCGTCAGAGTATACAGCCATACCTTTTAGATATCTGTTGTCATCCACCAAAATACGGACTTGAGCATAATGAGAATTGCCAAGAGACAGGTCGTCTACACCTCGGCGAATCTCGATGACACCATCTTTATGGATTCCTCCATCTTCAGCATAGCAAATCTGCATACGCTTAGAATCCATGCTCTTGGGATAAACAAATTTATCAAATGTTTCGCCGCCGTCATGAGAAACATAGTCCCTTACAGAATGAACATTCTCAAAATTATAAATTTCTTTATGTTCTGTTCCAGGAGGGCAGAGAACTTTAATATTTGTTTGTTTACCCGGATTAGTAACCTGAGGAACTCCTCCTCCGTAAACTGGATAACCTTCCATCTCTAAAATATAAAGAGCCTGGTTCATTTTCTCTTTCGAAATACCAAGCTCCCTTTCTACGCCAATACCGACATCAATCATACCTTTTTCTGCAATCTGTTGTTTTAGAAAATCAGCAGTTAATCTTGCCTGATTCATTCGAGCTTCGGAACTTTCGTTTAAAAGAGAACGGACGGATGAATCATTAGCAAAACCCATTTTGTCGGCAATTTCATTTAAGCTATAGCCTTTTTCACGAAGTGCTTTAGCTGTGGCAACATCTGCGGATCTGCGTTCATCTTTAGCTAAACTCATTTGAGTTCTAAATTGCGTTGTACTAAGACCCATAGATTTTGCAATGGCAACTTCTCCAGTGTAAGTTTTTCCATCTTTATCGGTGAATGTAAAATTGGATTTTTTCATTTCTTCAACTCTGGATAGAAAGTCGCCACTATGTTGATAAGGGTTATCTCCAGAACCCCAAGGATAACGACCGGAACGACGCGGCATTCCATAATGCATAAGCAGCATTTCTTCTGTACTGGGATTCATGGTTTAGCCCTCCTGTTCTTTAATTTTTCGAATAACTTTGTCAAAGGTAATAATCTTGTCCATGATAGGAGCAATATCTTCGACAGTTGGTGTGTGATATAGAATTTCATTATTTTGATATAAACGAAGTTCTATTTCAATATCGGCAGGTTTCACTTTGTATTCCAAACAAAAAAGAGCAGCATATATTTCGAGCTGCTCCATGTGTGCTGGTACTACACCAGTCTTTAAGTCGTGAATACGAAGTACGCCATTGCGAAATATAATCGCATCTGCGGTGCCAAAGCAATTTTCAGAATAAAACAATACCTGCTCGGGTATCATTCGAAAACTGATTGCATCATTAACATACATGTTTAACGTCTTCTGAGATTTAGGAAGTTTCTGTCCTAACAGAATGCACTGACGTGCAAATTCATGAAGAACTGTTCCACGCTGTGTAGCTAAAAACTTGGAATAAGATTCAGCCACCTTATTTTCATCATAGTTAATCCAATGATATTTGCTGGCACCAAGAAAGGCGTGTTGCCCTTCAAGATTTGAATGATTGTTGAAGATCATGCAGCACTTCCTCCTTGTTTTCTGGGCAAATAAATCTTGAGAAAGACATCTCATTCATTTTGCCTACATAATATTCTTGGTTAGGTTGCTTTTTTGCGCCAGCACTTTGTTTGCATTCAAGAGTCGCCCACTTGTCGTTATACAAGATGAGTAAATCGGGAATGCCTTGTAAATAACCCGAATCGCTCTTCATCACGATGCAGCCGGGAAAAAGTTTTTTAAGCTCTTTAATAAGCTTCGCTTGAAATTTGCTTTCCAGCATACCAAATGAGCCTCCTTTCATGCAATTTGGTCAAAACTGAAAAGAGTATGTCTATTCTTAAAAAATAGCTTTTTTACTCCTCTCTTCATAAAAGGGAATGTATTTTTCGCGCGGCACAAAAAAAAGACCGAGACACCAGTTAAAGCATCTCGGTTGAAATTTTGTTATTAAATTGTTAGCTGTTATTTCTTAAATATCGTATCAAAATCCAGATTAACCATAAACCGCCTGTACATAAAACTAAAATGAAGTCAAGCAATAAGCCGCCAAATCCACGCTTCTTGCCATTTTTATTATTACTCATTTTGATTCTCCTTTACTTATTCTTTGTCTTCTTGGTTATCGCAATTTCTTGCTACTAAGTTGGACCCAATAACCGAACCAAGAACTGCTACAATACTTGCAGCTACTCCTCCAGCAACAGCCAGTATTTTCATTCGATTGACTGATTTCTCATAATCTTTTTGCGATACTGCATCTGCCACTTCTTTCATCTGATTTAAAATATACGTTTTCTCGTCAAATGATAGTTCTTCTTCATGAAGTATTTTTTCCAATGAATCCATAACACGATTATACATGTCATAGCAAACTTGTGTACTTTCTCGGTCATCCTGCATTGCTTCTTCCAAAACATATCTATACTCTTTCATGATATCTAAAGAAGTAGATGCAAAATTAGGAAATTGCTCTAAGGCTTTTTTAGCTACTTCTGGGTCCATTCTTGGTATCATTGAAGCGAAAGCGATAACCTTGTCCTTTGTCATATGCCTAAAATCGGGAATATCTAATTTTTTAAGAACTTGAAGTTCATTGTAAGGTCTGCTCACTCTTTTACCCCCCTTTTTTTCAGCATAGGGGCAATAAAAAAGTGCGCCCCCGAATGAGAGACGCACCGAAAAAGTGCTACCCTCATTGTTGCCACACAATCTCAATCAAGTCGCAAAGGACGCATGAGTAAAGAGAGAAAACACTTTTTACCAAAGTAATTTTCCCTTGCAACTTGAAAAATATTAGATTGTGTGGCTATTACAGTATAGCATAGAACTTGGGAAAAGAAAAGAGGTTTTCACAAATTTCCTCTTGACAAATGAATCGTTTTGTGCTATGGATTTTTCCTCGTGGCCAAATGCCCACTTTACTTGCCATTACTTTATATAAATATTAAAACTTTTTATCGCAACTAATAAGAAATAAAAGTGGGCAAGTGGGCTTTTTTGCAAAAAATTTTTTCAAATTTGCGCAAATCGGCCAAAAAGGGGCAAAAATGGCCCAAAAAGTGCCGTTTTCAGAAAATGCCTCCGATTTTTTCTGCCCACTTTTGGTTTTCAAAACCGGGCTTTTGCCCACTTTTTTTGGGCTTTTTTAAGAAAAATCGTTCGTACCATTCTCTGAAATCGCCCCAAAAATGATAAAGCCCACTTTTCCCAAAATGAAAGTGGCCACAAAACCGGGCAAAACTACCTCCAAATACGCCCACTTTTCTTATCTACAAGCACAACTCGACCCTCAATTTCAAAGCCAGCTAACTCACACAAATAGAATATCGTATGCAGCAGCTTATGAAATCTTTCCTCTTCCTTATCAATATTTCGAAATGCTTCAAAGGCAGTAGGGTCAGAATAGCCTTCCGAATTCTTCCTCGGATTGTTTGTAAACGCCATAATGTATTTACTCCTTTTAAGAATATTTCAAGGTTGTCACCCCTTTTTCTAAACTCGTCTGAACATCGATGATTCTCTGATTCCTGCTCCCTCTGAATTCCAAATCAAGAGAACGCTCTTCGAGAACAAAAGGACCGTCTACCAAAATATCAATATGAGATAGCAGCTCGTCAGCTCGTCCATACAAGTCTTCAAAAAGATAACCAGTGTAACACCAAACTGAAAGTCCCATCTCATGAGCTTCCTTAGCGATGATGCTACACTGGTCAGACTGACAGAAAGGTTCTCCACCAGAGAGCGTGATTCCGTCAATGTAATTTTTGTTTTTTCTGATGTCAGCGATTAGCTCAGATATTGAAACGAGCTTACCGTCATCAAAAGAATGAGTAGAGGGATTGTGACAACCACTGCAATGATGAGGGCATCCTTGTGTAAATATAACGTAACGAATCCCCTCGCCATCTACGATAGACTCAGGAGTTGTTCCTGAGATTCTAATTAACTGTGTGTTTAACACGATCATGTTCCTCTTGTCTTTTTGAGTCATTCCATTTATCAAGCGTACCTACGAGATAACCGGTAATGCGTCTGATGCGTTCGAAAGGAATATCGTTTTTAAGTGTATAAGTAATATTTACATACTCATCGTCTGTAACCTCAATCTTCATTCCAATGCATTTGTCACCATAGAGTTCGTGAGCACGCTCTACATAAGCATCAATTTCTTTCTGTTCAAGAATTGCATTTTCAACTTTTACGTTCATTATTTCAGCCTCCTAATAGTTTCTTTTTGTGTGATATATTCGGTTCGTCCACAGCAAGGACAAACATCATTGATGATTCCGTTATAACCGCATAATGGGTCACGGTCTACTGGATGATTGATACTTCCGTAACCAATACCAGCATCTTTCATATGGCGAACAATGCGTTCAAATGCAGCTAGATTTTTAGTAGGATCTCCATCTAACTCCACATAAGAAATATGTCCTGCATTTGTAAGAGCATGGTAGGGTGCTTCGATATCAATCTTTTTCATAGCTGGAATAGGATAATATACCGGAACATGGAAACTGTTGGTGTAATAATCTCGGTCCGTAACACCTTCGATAATCCCAAATTTTTCTCGATCAGATCTGAGTAATCTACCAGATAAACTTTCAGCGGGAGTAGCTAAGCAAGTTACATTCATACCCAACTCCTTGCTCTTGCGGTCGCAGTAATTACGAATATGAGTAACAATTCGCAATCCCATTTTCTGTGCATCTTCATCCTGACCGTGATGCTTGCCCGTTAAAGCTACTAAGCACTCGGCAAGACCACAGAAGCCAATAGACAGCGTTCCATGTTTAAGGACTTCTCGTACTTCATCGTCCGGACCCAAGCTTTCAGAATCCATCCAAACGCCTTCGCCCATAAGAAATGGGAAGTTACGAGCAATACGGGAAGATTGAATCTCATAGCGATCAAGAAGTTGGCGCATGGCAGCATTCAGCATATTATCAAGTGCATCAAAAAACATGTGGATATTACCACGAGATACAATAGCTAATCTTGGAAGGTTAATTGAAGTAAAGCTGAGATTTCCTCTGCCTGGAGCAACCTCACGAGTTGGGTCATAAACATTACCCATAACACGAGTACGGCATCCCATATATGCTACCTCTGTTTCTGGATGATCCGGTTTGTAATACTGAAGATTAAATGGAGCATCGATGAAAGAGAAATTAGGAAATAATCTCTTAGCGCTTACTCGCATAGCAAGTTTAAATAAATCGTAGTTCGGATCTTCCGGATTGTAATTTACTCCTTCTTTTACTCTGAAGATTTGAATCGGGAAGATAGGCGTTTCTCCCTGTCCCAATCCTGCTTCAGTAGCAAGAAGAAGTTGTTCGATTGCCAATCGTCCTTCCCAACTTGTGTCAGTTCCATAGTTAATAGAACTGAACGGTACTTGAGCACCAGCACGAGAATGCATAGTATTCAGATTATGAACGAAGCCCTCCATAGCCTGATAGGTATCACGAGTAGTTTTTTCCATAGCATAGTCAAGAATCCACGCTTTATCTTTAAGATCGTTTAGGCGTTCGCAGATAGCATACCCTTCATTAAGATACTTCTGATAAGTATAGCGAACACCCTCAGCCATAGCATAATCGAAATCAACTACACTCTGTCCACCATGCTGGTCATTTTGGTTTGACTGAATAGCAATAGCGGCAAGGGCAGCATAGGAACCGATACTCTTGGGTGCTCTCAAATGTCCGTGACCGGTGTTAAAGCCGTTCTTAAATAGTTTACGAAGCTCAATCTGTGTGCAAGTAGTTGTCCATGCATAGAAATCAAGATCGTGTATATGAATCCAACCAGAACGGTGAAGTTCTGCAATGTCAGGATTAACCAAATAGGTAAGATTATATTCTTTAGCACTATTGGCTCCGTATTGCAGCATAGCCCCCATAGGTGAGTCACCGTTGATGTTGGCATTATCTCTCTTTAAATCACTATCTTTTGCCTGAAGGATTGTGATGCTATCAAATATAGCTTTTACTTTTTCTCCAAATTCATTTTGCATAGCAAACTCCTCCTTAAATATCGTTTTCGGCTCGATGTAAACTGTGTTCCGCATCGAATCCATCAGGATAACGAGCTTGCAGTTTATCCACATTCATTTTTAAAATGGTTTCCAAATCATAGCCAATAGCGTGCGCACTTACAGCCAGATACCAAGCTACATCGCCGAGTTCTTTAGCAACATGCTCTAAATCAAGTTTATGTCCTTGAAAGAGATGCTTTTTTAAAATATCAATACATTCGCCTGCTTCTCCGTTCAAACCCATCAATCCATTTTCCAAAAGCTGAATACGGGTTAAATCGTTGTTAGCAGTTCTCATTGCTTTTTTCTGGTATTCGTTTATTGTCATTTTCATATTTCCTCCGTAATAACTTGCAAGATTCCTGAGTTTTTAATTAGTCGTTCACACATTAAACAGGGCTGTGGATTTTTAATTCTTTTTCCATCTTCAAAACCTGCTAAATATAACGTAGCGTCGACCATTTCTTCTCTGCTTGCGTTGATGATAGCATTCACTTCAGCATGAATTGCTACACACTTTTCATACTGTTCTCCATGAGGAATACCCATTAGTTGTCGATAACAAGAGCCAACATCACAGCAGTTAGGACATCCTCTTGCTGCGCCGTTATAGCCTGTAGATACTATGACATCATTTTTAACAATGACAGCACCATATTGTCTTCTAATACAGGTACTTCTTGCCGCAACGGATGCTGCAATATCGAGATAATATTTTGTTTTGGATGGTCTTGAAACCATGAAATTCCTCCTTTATACAAAAAATAAGAGCCAAGGTTTAATCCTCAGCTCTTATCGGATGTTTAGCTTCGAAGTCTTTCCAGCTTTTTTCGATTGGACAATCAGGAATGCAGTTTGGGTAATTTTTCATACCGCATTTATTACAAATCTGAAGATGTCGCCCAAGATCTGGAATATCTTCTTCGAAATGTTTAATAACAGTTGTCCATGTTCCATCTTTTTGTCGAACAGGACAAATCATTTTAGATTTTACTTTCACGGGCATCGCCTCCTTTAAAATTATACCACAAAATAGATAAAAGCAAAAGGGCTTGTTAGGCCCCTTTACCTTTGAAATTGAGTAACTTACGAAATCAGAATCGTGTAGCGTTCTTTCAGTTCCTCAAGCATTTCTTCGCTTGCCGGAATGCTGATATGGAATTCAATTTTGTTCTTATCGTTTAATACGGTTTGAACTACAGGTTGAATTCTTTCAGCAAACAGCATTCTCAAACAAGTGCCAAGTTGTCTGTCGTTCACTGCCAGAAAATAATTCATAGCGTTACCTCCTTTCGTAATAGGGGATGTAATTCTCGTGCAATTAAAGCATATTACCTCTAGGGTAAGCAAGTTCAGGTTGACAATATCTACAAGTTACCTCGATAGACCCGACACAGTCGTAATTTGCTACTTTTTTCATATATCCTTTGCTACCGTCGCTCCAACTTACTGAAGCATTATTCACTGCATTTACCACATTAAGAAAATCTTCTTTATGCTTACACACCTGTCTATGAACACAACGAGTGCAGGCAGTTTCTTTTGCTGTTTCAGACATTAGTTTCTTCCTCCTTATATCCGGTAATCAGCTCACTATAAGGCAGCTCCTCAATCCAGTCACAGAAAGTATGCCATTCGTCAAGTTTATGATTACGACGCCATTTGTAGATGCCTACAAGAACTTCATAGTTCAGCATGACCGTGCGTTTCTGGTTGTAGGAAGAAGGTAGGAGTTGAATCATCTGCCACCAGTATTGCTTTTTAAGACCAGGCTCGTTAGAGGAAATATAAAAATTCCTAGCAATATTAAGATCGTTAATTGTACGTTTTAGACTTTCTTCCCAAAGGTTTTGAACAACTGGAACATCCTCACCCTTTTCATTTATCGCAAAAGTAGGAACTCCTAAATGTTCATAGCTGAAATCCTCCAGAGTGAATTCTTTGTCAGCAATCTTATGCATAGTGGAACAAGAATTAGCAACGGTCCCTACTTTGTAAGTATCAAACTCCTTCCACCAATACAGAGGAGCAGTAATATCAACATATACCGTAATCATGCGACGATACTTAGCATGAACAGGACCACCGTCAGCCAAATTCATCATGAGTTTATGGTCATTAGGACCGATGTCGATATAACCACCAGACAAATCATGTGGCGACTCGAATTTTTGTTCGCTATCACTTCTGTCCCAAGAGTTCTTAGGATTACGCATCCCACGAATAGCATGTTCCCAACCGACTACTTCAAAATTATCAATCTTTAACATAACTATCTCCTTTTCTTTCAAATACATTTTCGATTCTAACTTCAACATTGTCAGGAACGACCTGAGCATCACAGTAAGGCGGAAGAATCACAACACCCGTTTTCACAGAGTTACGAATATATTTATCAAGATCATTCATGTCTTTAGATCTCAATAAAGCATTAACTTTCACTACTAAAATATCAGGCATTGGAATCCTCCTTAAGCTTTGTTCTAATAAGGTCGAGAATTTCTTCAACAATGGAACGAGTGTTATTGTGAAGTTTGATATGCTTTTTATGAGAATCATACCAAGAAAATATCTCTGTTAGTTCTCCTTTACTCCAACTAAATGCCCACCAGTCGCAAATCATTTCTATGATATAGTGGTAAGGCATTTCAAGAATAATCTCTCCTTCGTTTGGCTCGTCGTTAATAAGTACCCAATACTGCCAATGATGAGGATTTCTATGAATGTGTTGGAGCCACGCATGATTAAATGCTTCAATAATATCTGGCGTTTTCTTTTTTCCATAGAAATAATTATCGTATGCTGTGTATTCTCCGGTTTCGTCCTTACTCGCATCATGCAAATCGATATTACGAGTAACCATAGCATCGATACATTCGGGAAGATTCGCAGAGAACCATTCATAAGCTTTTTTCACATTATTTCTATGAGCTTTCAAATAAGCATCATATTGTTGCGACATTATTTCTCCTCCTTGGTGTACTTATTTAAGACTCTCTTCACCTTGGAAGTAGAGCCGAACATCTTCTTTGTAACAGCAACACAGAAACCAACATAAGGGTCATAGGTGTCACCCTCTCCGCAAGTTACAATGGTCTTGGTGCCATCTTTCCACAAAATGATGGTCTTAGGACCGCTAAAGATGATCTTTTTAATAGCATCATCGACAATTACACCAGCGTCCGGAATTACAGCAAGAAATCGCTCTTTAAACCAAAACACCCCATACTCGCTATCAGGATTGCTATAACCATTGATTTGAACTCCGATTTTGTCTTTATAGTTTTTACGAACTATACCAACTTGACCTACGAAGCGATTAGCATAGTCACCACCTGGCATAATAGCTACTTTAGTACCAACAGTAATCATTTTTCTTTTCTCCTTTCAAATTACAAAATCCACATAATGAATTTAACAGTTAAAGCTATAATAATCGCGGAAATACACATACAAAGTATTAGCCCCATAGCTTGACCAATATTTTCAGCGAGATTATGTTTACGCTTAGACTTAAGATCTTCGTTATTCATCATTTCTTGAGTTTTCATTTTATCCTCCATAGTTAAGTCCGAGATGAGAATACAACGATTTATAAATCTCTTTCTCTAAATCGTCCTTATAAATTTTTACAACTTCACCATTGACAATAGTATTTACCGTTTCTCGAAGAATGGGCTGAGTTAGTTCCGAAGAAGCTGGCATAACAGCGTCCGCTATCATTGGATCAGGTAGATAAGCAAGAGCTTCCATTTGTTTATGGTCACATTTCTCAACAAAGGGGCAATTTTTGCATTCTTTCGCTAATTGAGATAATCCCATATTATTTCTCCTTTTTCACAGTAATAAGTTTGCGATAAATATCAGCAGCCTCCGTCCCCTGAAAAGCGTTAATAATATCAATCTTGCCATTATTCTGTCTGCCGACAATAAGAACTCCGACATCTTCACCCTTAGTGAAATCAACACTCACAAGCAGACATTCATTAACTTTCAGATTGTGCATGGTAATCTACCTTCCTTTCCAAATATCTTTTGAGTTGTTCACAGCGGGTTCGGTATTCACAACGAACAATAGTATTTGTCATCATAACCAGGTCGTCATCTGCGAATATTTTTTCAGGTCGCTGAACATCTGCTTCAAAGCTCGGACAATCATGGCAATAATCCTGAACTTCCAGTACAATCATTTTTCTCCTTTCCCTAAGTAGCCTTAGCGAGCGTTCGCTTGGAATAGCTGCCGACATACTTAGTTTCATTAAAATTGCGTTTTTCGCTCAAAGCTCGACTAATAGCCAAGTCAATAGCAGAGCGTGTTTTCAGATGATAGTAGTACAGGTCTTTGAAAGGCGTATTTAGTCTATCTGTGCGACCTGCTGACTGTTTCATAATTTTGTAAGAGTAGTTCTGCGAGTAGAAGACAATAGTGTCCGTACTTATGCAGTTCCACCCCTCAGCTCCGGCATTATACTGAACCAGATATACCCAGCTTTCTCCCGTGGGAATCGGCTGGTGTTTATGACCGTTCCACTCTGCAATCTCAACATTTTCTCCATAATAGGTGTTTTTGAGAATATCAAGCTCATAGTCGAAGTTGTAGAAGACAATCATCTTTGGGTGCTTTTCAAACAACTCCAGAAGAGCAATCAATCTGGAATCATCTTCATTGACTATACGTCGCCAAATATAACAAAGCTCACTGGCAGTAGCGATTGGTTCATTTTTGTATGGGTTCCATCGTTTTCTGCTGACGTCTTTGTATTTGGCAATGTCATACTGCACATATACATCCTCGTGGTGCGAATTGGTTTCTCGTTTAAAATCCATTTCCACAAGAATAGAATTTCGCAATCGAATAAGTCTTCCGACTCCTACATATCTATCAACCTTTGGATATTTTCCGTTCACCCAGGTCATTATCATATGTTCATTCTTGAAAGCTGTACGGTTCTTATAGAACCCATTGGCCACAAAGACCGGAATATAATCCTCCCAGGTATCGCCGGGAGTGGCTGACAACAGAATCCACTCGTTGAACTTGGCGATTTTCAGAAATGCTTTTACCCATGCCCCAGAGCCAACCACACGCTGTTCGTCAAATATAAAGAAAGCGTCCGTGACCGTTGCGTACTTACCGATATTATTCCATGAGTCCACAATGACTTTGTTTTTGTAAGCACTGACTTCTGGATGAGTAGAAAGAAGGAAAGGCGAAAGCTCACCCTCCCATTCCAAAGTATCTCTTTTTCTCGCCGTGGTGATAATGTATAGATCTTTTGGGGTACCTGGCATTCGAACATAATTCTTAGTACCTAATTTGCCACCGTTTTGTTTGTAGTAATAAGAAATTGCGGTTCGAGATTTACCGCTGCCGACACCACCACAGAGAATACAGCCATTTTTCATCCTCGTGACAGCATCAAGCTGGTAATCTCTAAGAGAGATGCCTGCCATTTACATCCCTCCGAATAATCGCCTCATTGACCAGGTTGGGAAGAAATACATTGGCGTAAACCAATAGTTTTCTTTAGAATCATTTTCAGTTATTGGGTCTGTGAGCGAGTTGCCAACTTTGATATAGCCAGCTACTCCAAGAAGAGATAGCTGAATATAGCACATCAAAGCGACAGTCTGGTCGATGTCCTGAGCTATTACAAGAATATGGTTCTGATAATTGTACCCAGCTTTTTCAAGCCTTTTTCTTGCCGCATGAACACCGGCAATTAGAGTTGCTCCAGCTCCGCAACATGGGTCATTGATGGTGATGTAGCCGTCTTCCTCGATACGCGTAACGGAATCCTGCATGGTAACTTCAGCCATTAACTCGCATACATGATACGGAGTAAAGAATTGACCGTTGTGCTGATTACCGAGGTTAAGTGACATAAAAATACTGCCCAAGAAGTCTTGCTCTGGGTTTTCTTCCAAAGCCATGACTGTATGGGCAGCAAGTTCTGAAAACAGTGGCTGTTCCTGTTTGTTGTATTTTTTAATTGTTCGTAAATATAATGCCTCTCTCTCGTCATAGTGTTCTTTATCTATTGGATTAGATAGAGCACAAGCATACATTACAATGAAATCTCTCCACACATCCCAAGAGCGATGCCTATGAGTAAGTTGACTAAAGACTCGAAGAAACTCTTTTTTAGAATTGATTTTAGGAGTTTTTTTCTCGGGATTTTTTCTCTCAGCTTTTTTCGGTTTAGATTCTTGAGCAATACCTTCAGCAAACCCTTTTGCTACTTGCTCACCAGCTTCGACTTGTTGTTGGATATGCTTTGGAGGAGCGACTTTTTTTGTTTTTCGTTTAGGCTTTTTCTTTTGCCAAAACATCAGACATCAACCTCCTTAATCAGAGGGCGAACAACAGAATTATCAATAAAGCCAAGTTTATTAGCAATCTCTTTTAGAGTAAAAACTCCGGTTTTCAGTTCTTCTACTATTTGCTGAATGATTTGGGCACGATTTTTCATATTTCTTTTCTCCTTTCGGTGATTGATGGAAAGGGCTGTTTCCTCTTACTGTCATAGGCGTGCACACCTAATCGAGACCTTACTGGACATTTAACCAAACATGCAATAAGTTGGCACCCATTCATCAATTAAAACGGCATATCTTCGTCGTTCTGAGGATTGAAGTTTACATCCTCGTCACTATCATGCATAACCTGACCTCTTTTAGCGTGCTTAGCCAAAATAGGATCATCTTCAACACGCTGGAATACTTCCAAAGTTTTAATGTAGAGAGACTTACCTCTATCGCTCTCGTATTTATTCAATACGACATTAACTTTGTCAATCCAAGCATAATCAATGCAGCTAACGGACTCTTCGTCAAGTTCTGTAACGCTGTCCTCTACAACAAGCAGAACCTTAGGCGGCCACTGTTTAGGTTCGCCGTTACGATTACGATAAGCAAGTTTGATGACGATGTAATAAGTAGGAACAAATCCCTCTTCATCACCCTCACGAGGTTTTGTCATCTTAACATTGAATCCCTCATCGATAAGCTGACGTGCCATGTTGATATCAGGGATAATCAGATTGGCCTTTCGTTCAGAGCTGCCGTATTTGTCGCGATCAGGATCTCCTGAAAAGTTAGTGTTGAAGATAAAACGAGTATCTTCGATAAACAGATTATTGGTTCTCATAATTTATAGTTCTCCTTTCAATTTTTGCGTTTATCGCATAGAAATGGGCATGATTTACATTCACGTTCTTCGGGAATACAAGGTGAATATCTTTCATAATCAACGTTATAAAAAATATAAATCACCAATACAATTTCAATAAACAGAAGTATCAAAGATTTCACCTCACATCAAATGGTGTGGATTCTTCTTCGTATGGTTCTCCGCTTCCAAACCAAGGCGGAGTGTTGTCAGAAATAAATGGCTCATCAGCAACAAATCGTTCGAAATCACCATAAGAAGATAGAGATTTCACAGCTTCATCAACCAAACTATTGTAATAACTTCGGTCAATATCATTCTGTTTTCCAAGTTCTCTAACCATCTCGGACTCAAGCCAACGATATCCTTTGGAACCAGTAGCAGCGGCATATCCTTTTTCTTTGGTTTTCTTATTCTCCGTTTCACGAAGTAGAATACCTCCACCACATCCCGGTTTGATAGGACAGAATTGACCGACCTTTCCAACGAAATGATAATTGTGACCTTTAGCAATTTCGGCTATCATCGAATCAAGCTCGGAATCACCGCTGTTTCCAGTAAGCACCATATCAACACCAAATTCCTTTGCTTTTTTAACAATACGTTCGAGATCTTTTTCAAGTTCACTTACATCTGGTAAACTCTCATTCATATCAAGATATAGAGCAGAAGTTACTGATTTGGTTTCGCACATATCCTCAAACTCAATATTTTCTCGACTGAACAAAGTCTTGAATACATAAGGAACCTGGAATTGAGTGCCTGTCGCAGTCCATTCTCCAGCGTGCTTACCATCCTTATATTTTGCAATATACACTGCATCGTTTACCAAACACATACGATCGTATGTAGCCTCGTGCTCGAATGTATACCCATACATCTTTCCATACTCCATAACGAATTCGATGATTTCAGGAGTTGCATCTGGAATTTTAATAGAATCAGTTTTAATATGGGCAACAGTAAAGCCTCGCTTCTGGACCTCATGCTTGAGGTTGACCATAAACAAGGCTCCGCGTTTAGCTACAATATTATCTTTATTTCTTGGATCTCGGAATGGATGTTCAAAGCTTGCTGAGGTTAAGCCATACACTGAGTTAATTGCGATTTTTAGTGCCTGTGCCAAATCAGCCGCAGCAGATTCGTCCGTCAGATACTTTACCAATGCTCCATTCAGCATCTTTTTAGCCTTATCAAACTCTTTATGCTTGATAGCAATACGAGCTTGAAGAATATCATTGAATCGCTTAGTATACTCAGGACCAAACAATTCTTCTGCAACTATGCTACTTGGATGCATAGACGCAATATCAAGCAATGCTATATTACTGTACATGCCAGGTTCGGCATACACATAACCTCCTTCACCGACTTCTTCTCCGCGATAGACAGATTTACCGGCATCGTAAGTATATCCAGGAAATACAGGTCGATTATTTCTATCGAATGCTGTGAATTCATCATATTCCTTCGGAAATGGTAATTCGTCCACTTCAAACGGTAGGTCATCATTCGGATCAAAGATGGCAGTAACATCACCCATATCACGATAATTAAATTGATCTTGAGGTTTCCTGTTACTTCCAAAGATGATTTTCGTTGTTAGAGAGTTGGTTGTATCGTTGACAGTCATTCCTGCAACATCAGCCAGAATTTGTCGCGCTGTGAAGTCCGCTTTACGAGCATTGAAAGTAGCTTCAGTTGCAATAACATCGTTGTCACAATATTCAGCGACTTTGGTCCAAAGTTCTTCTGGAACAGGCTGATCCCAAGGAAGACCAAGCTCCTGATGGTGAAGACCTAATTCGATTTCGAACTTCTTCAAAGATTGTTTTTTACTTGAGAAATCATAAACATCTGTGTAAGAAACATTATAGGCTTCTCCGAAGAAACAATTTGAATGTCCGCTGATGATTTTATTTGACAGTTTATAAAGCTGCTCGTTAGTATACCCCATAAGTCGAGCATAGAGAATATGATTATCATATCTGCGACAGTTGAATCCAACCAATCTGAAACGCATCAATTCTTCAATCTCAGTAGGGGTAGGGTTAATCATACGAACAACCGGTTTTCCCTCTCCTTCAATCTTCCAGTTGACAAGAAATAGGTTAGGAAATACCTCAACATCGTAAAATACGAGTTTTGCATCATCATTTTTCACACCGGATGATGCTTCGGCAGACTTAAATTGCATTTTATTTACCAACTTAATACAATAGTCCGCCTGATGTGTACTGCTTGCTGCAAAAGCTAATACCGCATTTCGCATGTCAGTAACATCGTATTTGAGATCGCTTGCATAAGCTTCCTCAAGAATTTTATAAATGAAGTCGATACTTGGCTTAGTAGCCGGATGGTATTCTTTGTTCAAATTTCGTTTAATCTGAGTTCTAAGTCCTTTCTCGCTCTTCACTCCTTCAAAATTTATCACTTGCTTTTCTCCTTTCAGTGGTAAACCAGAGTTGATCGTTGCGATAGGCAAATCATTACATTTAGTGAGTTTACGCCTAAGCGAGCTTTTACCAGTGAAGACCTTGACCTCGATATGGTCATCATAAACTCTGCTCAGCTTTGTCGGATCTCCGGAATAAATATAATGAAGATGAATTCCCGCACCACTTTTACTTAGTTCGGCATAAGTAGGCGGCCATTTACTTGCCTCTTTGAGATTCAATTCAAAAGACTTATTTCCGTCCTTATCTTGAATATCAAAGTCAATAACAATATGGTTTTCCGGAACTTTAACGTAATGAATTCTTGAAGTTGATAGTTCGCTAAGCGTTGTAGTAACCTTGTCCCATTTAGATGTAGGGGTTTCTTTAGCTGTAGCGTACTGTGCAGGACAATCAGCACATTCACGATCAAAGACCGATGTCTGCTTTAAAAATTCGATTTCTTTGTGCCCAGTTTCTTCTTTTTCCTCATTTAGAGTTTGGTCTTCAAACTTTTCAGTTCTAAAACCTGTGTAGTAACTTCGAACACGAGTACCATCTTCAAGATTAAAACGTTCTTTGTAATCACGGAAATAGTTTTTAAGTTCCTCCTTAAATATTCTTTGTGAAAATGGAAATGTAACTTTTGCCTCGTCACAATATGTTTTGTACATCTCCCACGAGGCTTTGAGAGTTGTTCCGTCTTCTTTCTTGAAGACATGGTAAGAATCAATGATGAAGTTATAGAAATCATTAGATGCACCGAGCATCGTTACCGGAATATAATCATCGTACATACCCGGATTTGTCAGATAAACTTCCTGACAATGATAGGCGATTGCTCCAAGTTCAAAATCTATTTGTTTCATAACTGCTTTATACTCTTTGGGAGATAATTTGTTACCAGAAGGAGACACATCTATCAATCGTCTAATAAGACCTGACTTTGCATCTGTAATTTTTACTGGCTTATTTGTTCCCATAAATAAGAAGCATTTGAAACGGCTTGCGTAAGTAGATTTAAACTTTTCGTTTACTGTCATCAACTCATGAGAGACAAGGCTGTTCAGTCTCGTATTATCCTCGATTCGTGACAAATCGCCATCATGTTGGATGGCAACAAGAGGATTTGTCTTGAACGCCTCCAACGCAAATGAATTACTGGAAGAACCGAGAGCCTTCGCATCAAATACAGAATAATAGCCCTCAAAAAGTTGTTGAATGATATTCAATATGGTCGATTTACCAGTACCGGCAGCACCATACAAAACCATGAATTTCTGCAATTTTTTCGATTCCCCACAAACAATAGAACCAATAGCCCATTCAATTTTTGCCCTTTCTTCTTCGTTATAGATAGTGGACATTAACTTGTCATAGGCGTCAATGGTTCCTTGTTCGAGTGGATATTTCAGTTTCTTACTTGCATAATCTTTTTTGTTTGTAGGTGTATTTGAGAATATCAACTTTTCATCCAACATATGAAAAGAATCTCTCATTTGCTTTTGACAGTATTTATGCCACGAATCGATCATTCCAGATTCGGAGTCCCACATATGCAGGACCTTGATACTAGCGTCAAAATTCGTGCGATTTTCTTCAGCGTATTTGTCGAGTTCTCGATCAATAAGCTGGAGTGCATCTTGCTCATCCGTAGACCATAAACCTCGATCTTCCAGCCAAATAGCATAGAAGTCACCACCCCTAATCATAAGATCGGAGCTTTTTTTAATGATAAACTTCGGATAGATTTCTATTACACCACGCTTCGTACTACGGGTTGAAATCATTAAAAAGTCAATCATTGAAGTTCATTAGTCTCCTTCCGTGTTCTTTAACTCCTTAATCTCTTTTTGCAGAGCCACTAACTCACGCTGCATATTACGAATCTCCATTTCGTGCATAACAACATGAAGTACCGTAAGAATACTTAAAAATGTAATGTTGCGGTTAAAAGAATTCTGCTTTTTTAAAGTTTTTGAAATCACACGCAAGGCTGAATCCGAGTTACGCAAACTTCCAAAAATATAACGGATCATTTCATCCATGTTTTCTTTCTCCTTTCATTCCGGCAAGGAACTGGTCGATAGTTTCAAACTTCCAAGAAGTAGGTCCGATAAAAGTAAAAACAAATTCCTGCCCATTATATTGACGCACTCGAATGCTGTTTTTACCGTTAGGAAAATACTCTTTGGTATTACCTGCACAATCGGGCAAGCATTCTTTATAATGCCCGTATACTTGGCTGTGGATCATATCAATTAGACCTCCTTATAGGATGCTGTCCAGATACCAATTCATTTGATACCAGATCTCAACAGATCTCATATCGCTCTTGCAGCCTTCAATAGTAAACAGACCACCTTCGCCATTTCGTTTGTATTTACGGTCCATAAAGCGAAATATCACTTCATCAACATAGTCCGCATTAAATCGAGAATCACTCATGGTTCCCAGACCAAGGTTCACAATCATGTTCCAAAACCACTGGCCCATGCGATCACCTGCGTCAGAGTCCTGCATAATATGTTCCTCGCAACGAAATGCTAATGCGATCAGCATCTCTAAAACGCTACAAGAACGATTGTCCAAATAACTGGCAATCATAGGGCCCTCGTATTTATTTTCATAACCAAAACGATATCGGAGATCCATCCCGTCCTCAGCTCGATTGACATCCATAGGATGACTTACTTGAAAGTCAATCTGATGTAGATGACTTAACAGCTTTCGATAAGATAATCTCCGATTATATCGTTCGTTACATACGAGCTGACACATCCATTCAAAATATTTGTTGTTCAGCTCTAATTCCGTCATTTATTCCTCCTGCATATCATTGGGATCAATCCCAGTAACCTCTTCGTAGGTACGATTATCCCTTTGAATTTCATATTCGCATTTCAGGCGGTCATTCCTGATGAATACCGTATCGTCTTCATATTCACCGAAGTGAGAAGCAAAGTCTACACCAACCGTATTTGCGATGTCTTCAAGGATTTCATCCTCGTCATCAGCCAAAGTACCATCAGAATAGTACGTCAAATTGATTTGAGTATAGTCGCTCTCTCCACTGTCTTCCGGAGAGATGGCATAAGGTCCATAAGCCATGCTTTCAACCTCCTCAACTGTGTTTTTCTCGCTATGCGCAGAATAATTAGTGTAGCCATGTTCCTGAAGTTTTGCTGCATAATTTACGAGATCTGGTTTCAGCTTAGCCATATCAGCTTTTTTCTTGTTATCTATATTTGCCTCAGTGTTCTTTGTATTTTGCTGCATGTTTGGCTTTCTTTCGAAAAAAGCAGCTTTAACTGAATCGATTTCTTCTTGAGCAATCTGCTCATAATATCGTTTGCAGTAAAACCATGCACCAACTGCACCAACAGTAGCACCAGACAAGAACATAGCAAAATTAAGTTTACTCATCATAATCCTCCTCTGTAGATATAGTGACAACAGTAATGGCGAGACCCCCAAAGAGCAAAGCTGCACTTAAAAGAATCCCGCCAGTAATGTGTCTTTTACGCTTGCTATCAAGCATAGTGTCAATAACTGTGATAAAATCATCTAAAAAATCCATTTTTTAATACTCCTTTCCACCAGAAAGAACCGCAATGCCTCCTACGAGACAGAGTCCAGCCATAGTGGAAAGAATGTACGAAAATAATACTTTCATATTAGTTCTCCTTTCAATCTTCGTAAGGGGACTCATAGTCCCATGTCCAAATATCACCGTTTTTATAGGCATTGCGAAAATGATTGTGTTGACCATCGCCAGTGAAGAAAAGATAATTAGACGGAAGAACACGACCGACATCGGTTTTGCCGTCTTTTTCTTGATACCATCGTGCAAGCACATCTTCACACAATGCTTTAAGTTCTGGATCAACCGGATGGTCCTCTTGATATCCAACAAATTGATATGGTGCGGTAACGACTTCGACAATAGAACCCATACCATTATCTACTCGGTTTAGCACACACCATATACAAGCTGCTTTTTCAGTATCAGAAGGAATTCCCCTTGCTTCTCCCCAAAGCATTTTTGCTAATACAATTACTTCTTCCTCAGTCCACTTTTTTGGTTCCTCGATTATCTCATCAAGGTGGTAATCAGCGACAGGTTGAACTGAGGTTTTGACTGTCATAACTGTACCTTCTTTATAAGCAGAACCGTTTGATTCTTCTACTGCATTTGGTGCAATCGCAAGGAATAACACCATTGCAATACCTAAAAGCACTGATAAAAGAATCAATGTGGTTCTTGTTGAAATACGCATATCTAAAACTCCTTTATATTAAAAAATCACCCCCTCCAGAGATGAATGTTCTGAGAGGGGTTAATTACATCTGACTCCAAATATCACCTTGTACATTGAAGTCAAGAAGCAGAGCGGGCTCATGTCTACCGTCTTCGGTTTCACGCTCAACTTCAAGAATACGGAAATTAACATATCCGTCAGGACCATCCGCAGTCCATCCAACAATCTGACCGGCAGGGGAACGAGGGAGATCCAGATCATCGAGAACCTCATTCAAGAAGATGTGACCACGGGTCTGAAGTTTGTCATTGGCGAACTGCTGCTGAGCCTTCAGGAACATACGGTTATAGTCCATATTGGTTTCGTAGTTACGACTCTTCTGGTCAAAGTAAACAGCATAATCACTCTGAAGATTTGGGTCAGCAACGGTTACAGTCTTCTTTACTTTCTTTTCCTTGCCGGTTTCAGGGTCTACCTCAATTTCCTCAAATTTCTTTGCCTTAAGGTTGTACTTCAGTTCATGGTCAACCTGCTCACCGAAACGCTCGATTACACGACCACGATATTCCTTAAAGCTCTTATCAATGGCAGCATAAGCGGCTCCAAGAGCAATATTTCGTTTACGCAAAATGTTGTTGGACGCAAGAATACTGGTAATGGACAAAGTACCAAGAATAACAGCAGGAGCATACAATTTCGCATACTTAATACCTGTCTGCACATAGACGATAGAAAGGTCCTTCTTAGAATCTTCTACGGAATATGTTTCTCCAGCAGGAGTTACTCCTTTTTCGGCAGATTCATGGATAGTATCAATAGAATCCTTAGCTTCTTCATTGATACGGCTAACCTTGGTAGTTGCTTTACAAGCAATAACGGCACTTGCAACAGCGCCAACAACACCAGCCACAACGAGAATTTCAGGACTATGTTTCTTGAGCTTCATAACGGTCTTATTGGCAACACCGCTAATGCTCTTTACGATTTCATTCTTATTTTTCATGAGTCAAAATCTCCTTTTTCATATTAGAATTGATTTCCGCACCACAAGCTGCATAACCAGCAAGATCAACAAAGCTGTCGTCCGTAGCAGTTCCAGTCTTAATTCGTGCGATTTTAAGTAATGCCATCATCATTGCAACATCTGTTGCTGTAAATTCTGCATCTTTGTACATAGACCAAAGCGCAGCAATAGTTTTGAAATTGTCTTCAGGAGAACCATATTCATTTTCTCTATGACCACATACACAAGCTTTCGCTTTATCAAGTGTTTCAGCTCTAGTCATTGTTTTAGTCCTCCTTAGTAGAATGATTTACAGGCGTGTAATTACGCTTTCGTTCCTGAGCTATAATCTGGCAACCACACATAGGACAATCAAAAGCATCGTACAAACGTTCCTCTGGCTCAGACCCAAAAGCTACAGCCAGACCGCTTTTTCCATTATCTCTGACTATATAATGTTTTTCATTTACTGCGGGAAATTCACAACCGCAAATTTTGCATTTAAGCATTATTTTTCTCCTTTCAGTTTAAGGCGATAGCTCTTGGAAGCTTCAAGATATAACCATCTCGAACTCTAACGGGCTGAGCGCCATTTAGATTCATCCATCCGTATCGATTCATAGTAAAGTTATCGTTTGGAACACGAGCCAAATCATATAAATCAGATACGCTCACAGTTCCATACTGACCAATAATATCGTTCATAGCTTCCAAAACAGCTTCCGCATCACCACGAGTATCGAAAAGAATATCATCATAATCTATACTTCGTTTGTTATTGGCAGAACCTGCTCGAACACGATCAGAACTTTGATCGTAGTAATTGCGATATGACACTTTAGGCGAAGAACTATTTCGTTTAGACCTACCGGCTTCACCGTACAAAATCATGTCGATACCTGTTGTAACAATATCTGAAATAGCTTTTTTAACAGCAGGAACGATAACCTCCATCAGAATGTAAGATTTAACATTATTTGCATCTTCAGCGATGAACACATCAGCAAATTTCTGCATTTCACCTTTTTTTCTGGTTTTAGCTGTTCCGGTAATAACGGCTTCAACTTTCTTTTCTGATTGAGCTTCTTGCCTACTTTTATCTGAGTTAGTTTTATATTCCTCCACTGAGTTTTCTCCTTTCATGAAGCCAGAATAAGTTTCCCTGGCAACGTAATCTTTGTATTAGGCATCAAGCCATTTTCTTTTTTATAACGATAAGCAAGATTGCTCTTGGCTTTAGCCTCTGAAAGGGCATATGTCGAAGCCTTCCAGCGACTCTGAACACAATTATCAAAGCGCATAACTGGTCCGTCATACCTGTATTCTTTCATGTACTTTACCTCCTTCTATTTACGTCAAAAGAAAAAGGGAAAGCACCATGTTACAGGTACTCTCCCTTATCCGAACCTTTCAATTTTCGTTATCTTAGTTTTCTTCAATTTCGTCCACGATGTCTGAATCAGCATAGATTTCATGCTCTTCAGCAGTCATCTTCTTCTGGGCGATCTGGGCTTTGATGTTCGCAATAACCGGTTTTGCGACATACTTATAGGCGACATAGCCTACAACCACGCTCAAACCAATACCTGCGGCAATCTTTACGCCTTTGCTCATACCAGTTTTTTCGATAACCTCTTCAGTAGCTTCGATAACCTCGTTGTTCATAATGTTAGTGTTTTCCATTGTTAAATCTCCTTTCGATTTTTCAAAATTGTAGAAGTGTTCTTCCATTAAAGAAGTTGTAATTTTCGCGCGGCACATTACCTATAATCATATACTGGAGCTACCTGATAATTGAGAACAAGGCAAGGCGTGCCATTTGCATCCAAATGAGACGAGAATTCTATATCAATGTAACCTTTATCGATATTCCATCCAAGCTCATCTCCGATTTTTATTCCGTCTAAACCGAGTTCGTAATAGAATTCGTTGAGACTTACGTCCATCTCATCACGCATTTGGCGGTTCAAATCGTTTATGATGCGGTTAATAGTGTCTCTATCGGATTTAAAATATCTTCCTGATATGCAGTCGTAGCAAATGGTGTTTCCACCCTTTTCAGTTAAAATGACTTCTCGAACAGGATTTTGGAGCATCTTATCTTTAGATACTTTTTCTCTAATATCATGTTCTTTTTTCTCGCCAATAGTTTCAACTACCTTTTCCTGATACTCTTTAAGAGTAGTTTCAGATAAGGTATAAGCCGTAGCAAGAGCTGCGTTTCTACGAAGATTAGTAGAGCTTGCACCAATAAGGCATAACACAGATGCTGTACCTACGAGTGCTGATGGAATATAACAAGGCCATACCGCCTTAAATGTTTCCATTTTGGTTAGTTCGCAAGTATCAAGCTCATCTTTTTTGTCATTAATAAGAATGAGAGCTTTTGGTGTTGCTCTAACTGCCATCACAGTAGTAGTAATCATACCGGCAATACCAATTCCAGTAAGAATTTCAGGACTATGTTTTTTCATTGCCGTCCTAACACTCTTGGCAATGTTTGTTAAATTTACTTTACCCATGTTTTATTTTTTCTCCTTTCTCCTTTCAGAACAATGGTATCTGCTCAACGTCACCACCTGGAACAGTAACCGATTGCATTAACATACCAGTTTCTTCGTCGAAGTAGATAGAATCAGCTTTGCTATCCCAGTCTTCAAACTGTTGAATGATATTCATACCACGAGTTTTTCTAAGTTGAATAAGTTCTTCGTGGATAACACGACGCCATGCTCTTGCGATCGGTTTTCTGCTCTGTGAAAGAACATTGTACAAACCGGTTTCAGTTATAAAACTAACAGAGCGACGTTGACCTGCAACTACCAAAGGTAGGTTCAGCTTTTCGTCAGCCTCACACATTTCAAGCATTTTCCATGCATTACCATCACTATAATCAATAGCAGCAGCAACATCAGATGCTTTAAATAAAGGTTCATCCAAAGATGAATACACGGACAATGAATGGTCCATAAATTTTACAGTTCCTACGATTTCCATATTTATTTTCCTCCCTTAATACATTTGTGTATGCTTGAAATATCTTTATACCATCCGCTTTTTTCTTCAGGCATTATTTCAGATAAATCCTCCGATGATAAATCAGATAACAATGTAGCAATACCAATTTTAGCACCTAAATCGAACGCTGCTTTCAATGATACTGCTATTGTAGAAGTTCCCAGTATTATTAAAATAACGTTTTTTCCTTTCATATTTCTTTTCTCCTTTCAGTGATTAAACAAATAGAAGAGCAAGCTCTTCCGCTATTTCGACTGCTTGTTGAAATATAAATGTTCGTGACTCGTCCTCGCCGTAACAAGCGTAAACATACATTTCAAACATGAAATTTTCTATAGTATCAATAGCCGGATCAAGTGGGTGGTCCATAATACGTTCACAAATTTCATAAGCAGCCCATTGTTGATATGACCTTTTCTTAAACTCATACTTATCCCATGAGAAAGACGGGCTGAAAAGGTGTTTTTGGATGTACTCCTGGATGATAGATGTAGCATCGAATCCGTACATAGCGTAAATATCCCGATAAAGAAAAAGAGTCCTTGTTAGAACTCTTCGTCTTCATCATCGCTAAGTGCGGCAAGCTTTGCATCGATAGCTTCATCAATCTTTTCATCCATTTTCTTTTCGTTCACCCAATCAGCGAGCAGTGTTGCTGCTGCACCTCCTACGGTGGCGACAATGCCAAGGATTTTAATCAATTTGCTGTTCATAAAGCGAAACCTCCTTTTCGTTTTCATAATGGGGAATGTATTTTTTGCGAAGTCAAATATCTTCCATCCAGTCTGGTGTTGGCTCGAATACCATATCAATCACAAATATTTCCATTCCGTCTTCAAGTGTTATCTTATGGTGATTGAAATCAATCCAGTAAATATCACCATTTACAGAAGACCAACCTACGGCATCTCCATAATCCGTCTTTTCCAGCCCAAGGAATTCATAAAAGTCATTCAATGGAATTGTACCTGCAAACATGAAATTGCGATTCAAATGATACTCTGCCTGAATAACCTTTTCGATAGTAGTTTCAAAATATCGCTTAGAAAAACTATCGTAAAATGTACGAACCACTTCTGGTTCCATTCCTTCTCCAAAATCCAAAGAAGAGTTATACCACCCACCAGTAGATGATATACTAATATCTTTGCATTTCTCGCTCATGATGGAATCAACGATAGCATTGTGCGCCTCTTCGCCATACAATTCTTTCAGCTTGTCCTTATATTCCTTATAGGAACTCTGAACGAGTGCATAGGCACTTGTAAGTGCTGCCTGCTGATGCCTATTTAAAGCGTTCGCACCCATAATGCAGGCGATTGTAGAAGCACCGATCGCAACAGCCGGAATATAACACTTCCATGCAGATACAATAGCTTCTTTTTTTGTGTAGGCGTAAGGATCACCATCATGGTTCTTTCGGCTATCAGCTTGGATTTTAATCAAAGCTTTTGGGGTAGCCTTAACCGCCACGACAGCAGTAACCACAACGCCTACTGATGCTATACAAGACAGAGCTACAGGAGAATATTTCTTGATGTAGCGTCCTGACTTGTTCAGCACCGATGAAATTGCTTGGTTCTTGCTCATTTTCTTTTCTCCTTTCATAGTTATTTCATCGCGTGCAAGAGGTCTAAAATATCAGCAGCCATATTACGGGCAGTCTGAAACATTAGGCTGGTGTTTGGATTTACCCGTGCGTACTTAGCCGTGTCCATCATGAATTCATAAGCATATTGGCAGAATTCATCTACAGAACCGTAAGTACGATTTTCCATTTTTTCGGCGATATAGTCTAAGAGCTCGTCGACAGCCCATTGCGAATAACTCGCTTTTTTGAATTCATCGGACCACTTTCCAAACAACGGCGGGTACCAAAGGTCCATCTGGTACATGTCACATAAGATGAGTCTAAGCTGTTCGATGCTCATTGGTTTCTCCTTTCATTAAAATAAAAATTAAAAGAAACAGTGTATGATTCGAACATACGACCTCCACTGGAAATAGTGGTGCTCTACCAACTGAGCTAACTGTCTCTCATAAAGAGACTTGTAAATTTCGCGCGGCAAAAAAGAAAGAGCCCTTGTTAGGACTCCTTCCTCTTACAAACCAATGCTCTTTAAAATCTTTATCAGTTCTTCCTTATCAAGTTCAGCATCTACATCCAAGTGAACATGTGTTTTTCCATCAATAACTGTGGCATTGACTTCATTTAGTTTGAGTTCTACCTCATATCCAAATTTCTTTCGAATTACCATAGCTATCAATTTCGAAATGATGTTCGTAGTGAATTTAGATCCTATCTTCATTTCGTCCATACTCCTTTTTCTCCTTTCAAATATACATTGATTTCCATAACAGGAGTTGTAATTTTGGTGCAAAAAGAAAGAGCCCTTGTTAGGACTCAATCTTTTAATAAATCCAATTTTCTTTTGCGAAAAATAACGGAATAGCAATCATTCCAAAGAATACTAATGCCGTTGCATCATTTTCAATAGGTATAGGTAAATACCCACAGATAAGTAATCCAATAGCATACAGCTTATTTTTTAATGTTTTCATTTTCGTATCTCTCTTCAAAATCGCTTTGGTTTTTCATAAAGGAAGATGTATTTTTAGCGTTTAAATCTCTCGTCTATCAAATACTGTTTCCCATCGTTCTCGCTTGATTGGTTTCATCTTAAGAGCCCACATAATCTGTCGAACTGTGACAGTAGGATAAAGTCCGTCCGTACAAGTTCCGGCACGCTTTTCAAAGTATTCTTTAAAGTCAGGATGTAAATATAAAGCATCGGTAATCCAAGGATCAACCTCACTCCACCAAGTGCTTTTGGTTTCAGAATCAAAACGCTGCTGAATAACCGCAAGACCTTTTTCATCGATTTTATATAAAGTACAACTGTCATATACTGGATGGTTACATATATATCTAATCCCGTATAACGACAGGTAAATTTCTGGTTTATCAAAATGGTAACGCATATAAATCACCTATAAATAAAAGAGAAAGAGCCCTCGTCAGGACTCCTTCTCTCTTGCTAATAATCTTGTTTAATCTTCGCCAAATTCTTCTTTGGACGGGTACAGGGCATCATATTCTTCGTCATTCTCAAAACCATAATGTTCCAAATCTACAGAATGACCACATTCGGGACAGATAAGTATATCTTCCCATTCATCCTCAAATTCCATGAGGGTCCCACACTCACTGCAAATATACCGTCCAGTAAATAAAGCATCTTTTTGTGCGTTGTTAAAAAAGCTCATTGCAAATTACCTCCTTGATGATTGTGTGGCAATTTAAGTATAAATGCCACATCATATTTATCAAGAGATAAAAAGCACTTTTACATCTCTCACAATAGGACTTGCAAATTTGGTGTAGGAGAAAAACGAAGAGACCGTGTTTTACACACGAACCCTCCGCTTTTTAGAACCGGATTACTTCTTAGTCGGTTTGAAACGACTGAATAAACCTCTGAATGTTTGAGAAGTATAAGTTCCATCTTTCTCAAACTTAAATCCTCTACTCATCCAGATGCCATAGAACATCAATGGCAGTACAAGTTCAGCGGCAGCTATACCAAGTCTAAAATATCGATCTTTAACAGCCTCATCCATCTGATTACGTTTGATATTGAGTTCCGTATTACGGGATTCTTCTTTCTCATAGTAATCCATAGATGATTTATCTTCTTCAATTTTCAGCTTATACAGCTTAGCCAAGCTTTCCACTGCTGCGGAATGCTCCTGACTTCCAGCATTAAGAGAACTCAAGTTTTCAATTTCGGACTTGATTTCTTCCTCCAACAAATCTTTAATTTTTTCACCCATAATCATTTTCTCCTTTCGTTGTATTTAGGGTTCCATAAAAGGAAGTGTTATTTGTGCGGAATAAAGTCTTCTGCTCGTACTTTAAGAATTACAAATTTCTTATGCAAAATCGTACTTACGCTCTTTGTTAGTTCTAAAAACAAGTAAGGGTCTTCTTCCGGAATAGATTGATCTATTCGAAGATTACCTGACGAAAGAGAACCCATTACAAGAACCGTAAGTACGCTACCAACAACAATGCCAATGACAACTGCGATAACAATCTCCACGATTAACTGCCTCCTTTCCAAAATGTTTTTCAGAATTTTCTACCCCGGGATTTTTCCAGATACTAATTTAACATTATTTTCTGTTACCTTCGTCCTGAATTTTAATCTAGGTTAGAAAAATAAAAGAAAGAGCCCTTGTTAGGACTCCTTCTTCGGCGTGAGTATTAAAATTCTTAATTTACCATCTTTTTCGTGAAATACTTCAAATTCAAGCTGACGAATATATTTATCGTTATATATTAGACACTCATTTTTTTCCTCTGGGTTCCAGCAACTTCCTAAAGCTTCATATATCTCATTAAAATACAGATAGCCTTTTGATTTTGCCAAATCATTAAGATATCGTTCTTGTGTCCTTAAAAATAACAAATTAAATTCTTCATCTTTGCTCCAATAAGAATTATTTCTGTCAAATATAATTTCGTGCATATTAACACTCTCCTTTCACAATAGGAGCTGTTAATCCTGCGAACCTTCGTAAACGATTTTCTTTCTTAGATCGGACCAAGAAATATAACGGTCTTTCCTACAGACAGGGCAGTAGAATTTATTCACCTTACCACCGATGTCCATTAGTTCACTACTATCAGCTTCAAGCCTACTCTGGCAATTTGGACAGTTGAAGCGATAGACTTTCTTTACTGCAATATCCACTATTTTCATCACTGTCTCTCCTTACTCAGAAGCCAAAAGAAGCGTCTGTACAAATTGTAATAAGTATCTTTGCAACATGGAATTTCAAACCTTGTTCTCAGATGGTCGTATGAAACTCCTTCAGTAACGCCTTTCAAAATATAACGGTACAAATCTCCATCTGTAGCAATAGCAGTCTGCTCAATCATCTGCATTCTATCGAAGTAAAATTCTCTGGCTGCTACGCATTTTGCAACCGGATCTCCATGCGTATAGTTTTTGCAAAATATAACGTCGTAATGAGGTTGCTTGCTTATGCCGTCAAAAGAATTGTACGAACGTCTCCATAAAGGGTACTGAAGACAAAAATGTTTAAGCTCGTAATAACGATGCTTCTCAATCCAGTATTGATTTTTTTCTGAAAGCTCAGGTCTTATTGTAGTGCTCATGCTCGTTCACCCCTCCAAACATAACCAGTTTCCTGCCATAGGAGCTTAGGGGAAATATAGAAGTTGATTCGACCGTATTTTGAATTCATCTCCTCAAGATTTGTGATAAGTTTTCCATTCCTTGTAGCTTTGCCTATCGGCAACCAACCTGATACAATTCCGGCTCTAATCCAAGATGCATCTTTGCCATATACTCTGGCAGCAACAGCTACAGGAACAGATCCTGATGCAAATGTAATTTCATTCATTGGCTTTTGCCTCCTTTCAACCACTATTCTAGGTTAGGAACGGCATTTAGTAAAAACAACCTCGGTGGATGTAGTCGCCATCGAATCATGGTCATTTCACAAGGGTAATCCTCAAATCCAAGAGTGTCACAAGTTATAAGACCTTCCAATACTCCGAAAATAATATCCGCTTCATATTGCTTATAAGGAATAACGCTTTCTGGTAGTTCTCTGTGAATAGCATCACATTTGCAACATCGAAAACGCTTTACGTCAATTTTATTTTTTATTCCATATTTCGTCCGTACTATTCTTTTCACTCTATCATAATATTTTAACTGTCCACCGCATTTAGGACATATTGATTCGTTATTGCTAATCATATTTCATCTCTCCATAATAAGAAAAGTTAAATGTAGGAGTTGACATTCCTACACTAATGATATATGATTACTAATAGCAAATCAATGAGAAGGTGATAAACATGCTTATAAAATGTCCTGAATGTGAACTACAGGTAAGCGATAAGGCAATAGCTTGTCCGCACTGCGGTTATCCGTTACAACCAAATATAAAACCGAGAAAGCCTCGAAATAAAAACAATAAGCGTAGGCGTCTGCCAAATGGTTTTGGACAGATCAGCGAGATTAAAAATAGAAATCTCCGAAATCCTTTCCGTGCCATGATAAGTGTTGGTAAAGATGCGAACGGACGACCTATATGCAAACCTCTTAAACCGGAGTCGTACTTTCCAACCTATAATGATGCTTACGCTGCACTCGTAGAATATAACAAGAATCCTTATGATCTGGAGCCATCCATCACAGTCAAGGAACTGTACGATAAGTGGCTACCGGAGCATGATAAGACAGTTAAGAGTATAAGGCCCATTGAATCAGCTTGGTCTTACTGTACGGCTGTATATGATATGAGAGTAAAAGATATACGAGCAAGGCATATAAAAGGTTGTATGGATGAGGGTATATCTAAAGTCAGAGGAATAGAGAAAACCCCGAGTGCATCTATGAAAAATCAGATTAAGTCACTGTTTAATCTTATGCTGGATTACGCACTTGAATATGAACTTGTAGATCGTAATTATTCTCGTACTTTTAATCTTACAGATGAAACAATAAAAGAGATTGTAACGGTCAAGCAGGAGCATATACCGTTTACTGATGAAGAGATGGAATTGCTATGGCAGCATGTTGATGATAAGATGATGGTAGATGTTCTACTTGTTCAATGCTATTCAGGATGGCGTCCGCAAGAAATTGGTTTGCTGGAAATAAAAGATGTAGATTTAGATAATTGGACTTTCAGCGGAGGTATGAAGACTGATTCCGGCACAGGCCGAGTAGTACCTATTCATTCTCGTATTAGGCATCTCGTTGAGCGTAAATATAAAGAAGCTCAAGAACTTGGAAGTCTGTATCTATTCAATTATGTTAATCCAAATACTCGTAGGAAGAATACAAACTTGACCTACGCTCGATACCAAAAATGCTTTACAATGATTCGAGACGAATTGAAATTAAATCCAGAGCATCGTCCTCATGATGGAAGAAAACATTTTGTTACAATGGCTAAGAAATATGGCATCGATGAATATGCAATCAAGTATATGGTTGGTCATAAGATCTCTGATATAACCGAAAAGGTGTATACTCAAAGAGAATTCGAATGGCTAAAAGAAGAAATAGAAAAAATAAAATAGATTGTAAAAACAAAGAAAAGCCCTCCTCGAAGTAGGAGTACCCGAAGATACTCGATACAACGAAGAGGGCTCATTGTTTTGTAGGAATGTGGATATAGGAATAGTGTAGAAATAATACATGAATTACCTACATTTCTCTACTATTATCCACTTCTAACTACCACTAAAACCCTGCATTTACAGGCATTTAGAGGTAGATAAATCGTAGTAAGTTTCTATAATAGAAACAAAATATCCCGTATTTACAGGCTTTTTTGACCTAAGTGTAGGAATAATGCAGAAATAACCTACATTTTATACACTCTTATTGCTTCTTACGAGCCGTAAGTAACCACGGTTTCGATTACCTTACCATCATCAGAAAACGACTTGTTATAGCGTGCAAGTTCCACACCATTTTCATCCGTAAGGACAGCTTCAAGTGTTTTTAAGTCATTTGAAAATGTCTTTACTAACTTACGACCGATGTGATCGGTAGTTGTAATCACCTGATAATTATCGGAATATCTTTTTTCTGTCCTACCTAATTCTACACCATCTTGATTAGTTAGTACAGTAGTGCAAACTGAAAAATCATTCGAAAAAGACTTTGTCAGTTTGAGTCCCTTTGACTGTGAATTGCTGATAATAGTTCCATCATCAAGAAAATATTTATACCCATCAGTAAGACCTGATGTAAGTATTTGGTCGATTTCAGAAGTAGCACTTCCACCTTTAAATTTACCTGTAATAATAGAACCATCTGCTTTATGCGCAGTATATCCTTCTAACAAAGATTCTTCGGTTACTGTATCAGCCGTTAAGTCGATAAGGGTTCTATTTCCGTAAATCACTTTATTAAAGGACATACCATATCACCTCTTACGCAATGTTTACTGTAATTCCTCCAGCCGCATTATCCGTTTCAGTATAAGGAATTGCATTGACCGTAACAGAAGATAAATAGTTATATCCAGATTCAGTGTCCGGAAGAACTTCCTGTTGAACAGTAGACGGTGTAACAGTCTTAGCTTGAGGATTAGCTCCTTCGGTTCCAGACATTACACCAGCTACACCGAGAATAGTAATCCCTTCTCTGATATTATCAGGTACAAGTTTAGCTTTCTCTTCAGTAGCAATAGATACTTTACCAGAACCGTCATGATGACCGTTAGGAATTGTATATTCACCATCTTTAGTCGTAATAGCACCAATTACAGCGCCATTGCTGGGCATCGTACCTGCTACCAATACGCCTTTAACACCAGCAGTTTTGCCAAGAAGAATTTCCGAAGCTGCTGCATTAGCAGACTGGGTATTCATATCGAAATCACAAGTACCAATTACCTGCTCGCCATCAGCACCGTGTGCTGTAATCCCAGTCAACAGTTTATCTGCTTTGACTGTATCAGCGGTCAAGTCGATAAGAGTCTTACCGCCATAAATAATCTTAGAATACTTTTTTGTAGTTTCCGGCATTTTATCAACCTCCTATATATGCAGTGATCCCATTTGATGGGTTCGTTGTTTCATGAAAAGGAATCTCGGCTACAACAATATCGTCAGTTAGTAGTTTATTAGAAGTCTCAAGCACCTGAGTTTCAAATGGTTTTGGCGACACATTATAAGTTCCAGTATAAATTTCATGTTGTGGAGTTGTTGATACTCCAGATAAAGACCCTCTCAAAGTAGCCATAGGGGAAATATAACCAGTAATAGACCCGATAGCCTTAATATCTCCCATATTAGTCTACCTCTTCTGTAATCTTAATAGTAGCCTTTGTTATAAATGTGTCAACTTTTCCATCGATAGTCGTAAGCTGAATATCATAAACATACTTACCGAAATTCAAAGCTTTTGTGTCAATGGGTTCTAAAACCAGAATCATAGTTGACACAGGAATATCTTTTACAATGAGAGGAGTCTCGTCTGTGTAAGAAGATTTCATTGCAAATCGCACAGTGTCTCCATCTTTCGGGATATAAGGACTTCCGTCTTCTTGAGTGATTGAAATCTGAGCTTCAAAAGTATCACCTCGGGTCAAAGTGATTGTTGTTCCGGAAATGCTATACGCCATAATACCACCTCCCGTTAGTATGTCTTCATTGTATTTCCTCCTTATGTTTTATAAGTTGATTTATGGATTGGCAAATTATTAACTTCATCCATAATACGCCTTGCCGATCCATTACCGCCCAATTTTTCATAAGGCTTATAGAGGTACTCATACAGATTTTCATATTCATCTTGTGTGATGTAGCCTCTTTCTATATAGCACATGCCAAGATAGACAATTCTATCATGAGCAAGTCCAATAAGCATTTGTGTTTCTACGGTTGTCTGTTTGTTTTCAGCAGCTTTTCTTTCTGCTCGTTTCTGCAAAAAAGCCCAAAATCCAGAAGACGCCAAGATAGCACAAATGATTGTAATAATCGATTGAGCCAAAGGTGTAATTCCCATAGATCATCCTCCTTTAAGTCCATTTAAGATTTAAGAAGTTTGCGGGAAATCCACCTCAAACCTCTTTAAATAAGTGAAAGAGCCCACCGTTAAGCAGGCTCTCTCTACTTCTTTGCGGTTATTCCGTTTCAACAGGATAACCATTTTCATCGAGACCAAGAGCTTCAAGATCAGCCCTAACAGCCGCTTTGAACTTGTCAGGCACTCTATCGAAAGTGCGTCTGCCATTGATAATAAGCGCAACATACAAATCTACCATGTTCTTACCTCCTATTAAAAGTTTGATTAAAATATAAAACATAGTTACGCCTCCTCGCTAAGAGGATCACCATTGGTGTCGTAACCATATTCCCTAAGTTTTGCTTCGACTTCGCCCTTGAATTTATCGGGTACTTGATCGAACGGTCTTCGCTTATTGATAATAAGCTTAACGTAAATTTCTGCCATTTTGAATTTCCTCCTTACATCAGCATAGCAATCGCATCATACAGATCGGCAATAGCTTCCATGATAATAAGCTGGTTGTTATCACCGGCAGCTTGACCATCCAAAAGTGAAATGATGTTGTCGGAATCATTAGTGCCTTTAATTGCATTTTCAGCCATAATCAGATTTGTATACTCATTAAACTCCTGAGGAGTAAGAGCCGCTTCCTGATATGTGTAATAAACAGTGGTGTTACCGTCCTGTTCAGATGTGCGGGTAATTTCAGTAATATCTTTGCGTAGATAAACTGTACCCTCAGTAACCTCAAGTGCAGCCGGCTTGACCGTACTCTCGGAATATTTATAATTTAACTCCATTCGACTTTCCTCCTTTCACAGTGTAAAGACTTACGAGTTTTCGATAAACTCGACGTGGGTCATGGCGGTCAAACTGAGAAACTTTGTGTTTCAGTTCCTTGAAGCTGATATATGGTTTTATCCACTTATCGTACATATAATAAGTGTCCGTACAGTCAATCCAGCCCAAATAAGATAGCATTTGTCGTGCGTCGAGTATAGTAGGTTTCTCTTTTTTAGAAATTTTGCGAGCTTTTCTTGTTGCTTTAAACATGATGGATTTTCGCAATATAGTGCGGTTATGGTAGAATCTGAATCCCATAAAATCGAGATCTCGTCCTTGTTCCTTTCCATCATGGTCAATATATGAAAAACGAAATACTTGCCAATTAGCTTTTAGCTCCAAACCGAGTTCAGATTCTAAATAATCTGCTACGGCTTGTCTCATACGGTGCAATACCTTCTTGTTACTTCCGAATATAACCATGTCGTCCATATATCGCATATAATGAACGGCACCGAGTTTCTCCTTAATGTAGTGATCTAATCCCTGTAAATACCAATTAGAGAGCCATTGAGAAGTATAAAAGCCAAGCGGAATACCAATCTCGGTGACATCGATAATACGGAACAATAAGTCCAACATCTTATCATCATGAATAGTTTTTCTCAACTTGGCTTTTAGTAATTCATGTGGAATACTATCAAAGAAATGTTTAATGTCCATTTTAAGGACATATTTGCAGTTTTTCTTATCGGTCATAATCCACTTCTCAATAACTTGTTTTCCTTTATGGGCACCTCTTCCTGGTAAGCTCGCATAGGAATGTTCATACATACCTTTACAAAACATAGGTTTTAAAGCGTTTACAACATTGTGTTGCACCAATAGTTCTTCCGCAGTGGGAACGATAATAATACGCTCTTTCCTTGAAATACCGTCATAAATATAAACCGGCTCATGTTCAGCGTTTTTATAGTTGACAATCCAATTAAACGATTTTTCAACTATAGCATCGTCCCCCATGTGCCGGTTTTTAAATATATCACGGAGTCGAGGGCTATGTTTAGCAAGTTTCAGAGACTCTCGTCGGTTCGTTTCGGAAATACATATTTCGTACAAGTGGTTATAGGATTTCATGTTCTCTCTTATCCTCTCATCCGCGTTCGACTTATTCTCAGCTACTAGCAGACGCTTGCACCGAGTTAATTTTCACCAAGCGGTGAGGAAGAGATTATATCTCTTGCCGCTTTTTAGGCGGCGATGTGTACTGCATTATTGAGAACCTTCTTTTGGATAAGATAGAGCCGCGCCATTGTTCGAGTTCGAATTGGACGCCGTATTGTTCAGATTAGCGTAGAACGGACCTACCATCAGGTCATTGTTCCAGTTGCCGCCGACAAACGCGCTGGGCGCAGTACACACCCCCTTAATTTATTTAGTTATTACTTTCAAGCCGGCGAACCTCAGGTTCTCCCGTCCTCTCCTCGCCTCTTACGAGGCAGCAAGAGGTTTACAAGATAGAGCCGCGCCATGGTGCGAGTCCGAATAGGACGCCGTATTGCCCAGAATAGCGTAGAACGGACCCACCACCAGGTCATGGGCCCAGGCGCCGCCGACAAACGCGTAATAGTTATCTGAACTAGAAAACCATAAACCATCTGCCTCAAATGTACTGCTCGACCCGCTCGCATTAACAGGAAGTCTACCAAATTCCTCGGTTTTCATGGTTTTAATATAACCGCCCGAAGTACCGGCAGGCGTTGCACCAGAAATAGTCTTATATCCATTACCGGTTGTATTATAATCCGTAACGGTAGAACCATCATGAGTTCCTCTTGTAAGTTTTACCTTCTGTGTGCCCTTACTGTTAATCCAACCAGCGATACGACGCCACAAATTGCCCCACGGATTTTCCATACCGAACACTTTAACGCCGGAAGTCTGGTCATCATCTCCCCAGAACATACCTTTAGTATTCATTGTGCCTTGACCGATTGCACTGGAGTTACTGCTACTGCATCGTCCGTAGCCAAATGCTGTCTGACATTCGGTTGTCTTTCCCATCATCACAAGCAGATCCTGAAGCAACAATCTATCTGCCAGAACTTCCGTATACCAATCCGCACCGTTTGCCTTAGCAGCAGTGATTTCAGCAGTTGCATCCTTACTAACCATATTAGTCTGTCCACTGATGGAACGCATCTTATTGGAAATCAAAGAACCAAAGTAAATAGGTGTGTAGAAATGATCGATCTGATTATCCTGTCGATCATAATTGCACCAACAATCCCAAGTATCATCCTGAGGAGTATCAGAGCAACGGAAGTGATAAACACCATTCTCTTCCCAACGCTTTGTGAAAATCTTAGGCCATTCCATCATTGCGTTACCACCAAATGCAGTGTCAGCAACTTTGGACGCCGTTCCATCAACTTTCTTTGTGTAATCGTTAGGATTCAAGTAATGATCCACTACACCGGCATAAGTAAGCATACAAGGACGAGGCATAAATTTCTCGCCAGGTGCAAAGTTCCAACTACCATAGTTAAATACTTTCGTGGTGAAATTCATCTTTGCTGGTGTAAATCCGGCATTGTCTACATCATCTGGATAAGTAACACGAGTGGAAGGATTAGAGGTAGCTTTAACCAAGTCATATCCGAACAAATAGTCTCTCTTTTTTGGAGTAACACTCGTTCTATTCATTTCGCTGCGGTTATAAGCTCCTGTACTTGTATAAGGGAACGCGGAATAATAATATACAGCTCCTACTACAACATCAGTATCGGTATAAACACCATCTGTAGTAATATCCATGAAAGACTCGCCATCTGTTTCGCTAACAGGATATCCCGTTGTACTCTTGCGAATTACTGCGCCAACAACACCAGTTGGAAGAGCTGCTGTAATTTCTACTTTAACACTGTCAGTAACAGATACATATACAGACTTCGCTGTGAACTCTTTCATGGGTTCTGGTTCGTTTACCACAATTCGATTTGTCTTGTTACGGTTGTAAACACCTTGAGTTGTATAAGGAAATGCTGCATAGTAATAAGTTCCGGTTGCAGATGCTCCTTCATCAACCAACGTGGTAGATGTCTTAATATCTGCTACCAATTCACCATCAAACTCATCTTTAGGATAGTCTGTAGTCTTTCTTCGAATGATTGCACCTTCCACAGTGCAAAGTGTTTGGTCATTTACGACAGTATCATTTGGAAGAGTCGCAGTAACTCTTACTACGCCATCCTCAGCTACAACATTAAATGCCAGCATGTTAGACGGTTCAATACCGCCAAAGAAGTGTCGATTTTTCCCAAAGATCAAATCTTCTTCTGCCATTTTGAATTTTCTCCTTTCGATTTAAGAATAAGTTACGACTGTACTAATCAGTTTACCGCTGGAATCAAAAGTTTTTACAGCTCTTGCTACTTCCGCACCAGCAGCACTTTTTAATACATTAGTCATAGTTAAAAAGCCATTTGTAAAAGTCTTAGTTAATACACGACCGTCGCTAGATGTTGATGTGATAACTGTACCATCATCAGAAAACTCCTTAGAACCATCTTCAAAGCCAACTAAAAGGATTCTTTTAATTTCTTCTTTGTTAATGGATAACTGAAGATTTCCGGCAGCGTCATCGCTTAACTGACCTTTTATCTGGTTATACCAGGCAAGAAAATCTGCCTGTTCCGAAGCAATCCACTGGTCAAGGTATTCCTGCTCATTTGTAAGCTCTGCTTTCATCTGGTCAAACCATGCCGTAAATTCACTTTCCTCTTTTGCAATCCAATCATCAACTTCTTGTGACTGTAATGCTACGAACTGATCGAGTTCATCTTGCCATTTGCCAAGCAATTCGTCCAAACTAATCGTTTGAAGCATAGCTGTAACGAATGGTGTATCTTTTGAACCTACCATAGGAGTAATATCAGCTTGTGTAATTACAGAACTTCCGAATTTACGGTAAATATAAGCCAATGGATATTGGTGTACATTTCCTTCATTCTCCAAAACAGGTCTTACAGGTGCACTTGATGGAGTACCTTTAACAATCTTAATGGTATTATCTCTTACTGACTCCATGCCGTTTACTTCCAAAACAACAGCGTCAATACGATCAAGCAATACCTCAGATTCAGAAGCTTCCATCGGTAGAATGGAATCGTTAAGAGTCCAACTATGGTTAAACCATGCTTTTCCGATACCAATGTTTAATGTAAGACCGCCAGCAGCTTTTACAGCAAATGCTGTTCCAATAGAGGCAAAAACACCATCTATAATCAAGCCATCAAAAATACTTGAAATTTGCATAGCATCGTATTTACGATCGCCGTTTAAAGAGTTATAAAATCCGCATGTTACACTCATTCAACTTCTCCCTCCTTTTTCGAAATTGTTTTAAAGGTCGGATATACCGAAAATCCTTCTTCACTTCTTGAAGTAATTAACTCTGAAATATATGCCGACCCTTCGTTACCATACTCATTAGCAATTTGAACTATATCTCCAATCGAAAAGTCTTCGCCATATTTGAAAAGTCTTGTGACTTCGACTTCACCTTCAAATGCTGTGGTAACGATGTGGTCAGCAAGTGTTTTATTACCTTTAGCAACAAGCTGCGCATTGTATTGGCTTTCAGTTAAAGTTCCGCTTTCAGTATCGGACGAAACATCACGAGCATCCGTAAAAACTTCACGCCTATCAAGCCCTGAACCGGAACCAACAGTTACAGTTTTTCTTGCAGAGCCTTCGCCTTCGCCAGCAACTAAAGTCACATTACGATAACTGGCTTTAGACGAAAAATAATTGCTGTTGATAATATTTTCAAAGTTAGGAGAGAATACAACATATGGATTTTCTGTTTGGTCATAAGAGCGGTCTACTCCAGCATACAGACTAAACTCAAACCAGTTATCATCTGTAAGTACAATTTTAAAACCAATATTGTTTTCTTCACACAATCCTTTGATGACTGTATATAAATCATCGCCAGTATATTGATTGTCGATTGTAAGCTTCGTAATTTTAGGATCTGTAGAAGCAGCAAATCTAAAATTAGAAATCTTTCGGTCCGAAATAGACGGCGATATAATGCACTCGTTGAGCATGGTTTGTATTGCATTTTGAAGATTTCCGTTAAACACTCTTTGACCCCAGATGATACGGCGCTCCAAAATCGATTCTAAAGATCTTCCTGTAACGATTAAGTGATTGCCTTCTTCCGTATCAGCATCGATCTTAATTTCCTCGATAATCATTGTATGCTCCGAATCCTTTAGCCAAAGATAGTTATCTTCTTTAAGAAACTCCAAAGAGCTTTCTTCCATCGCAAAGAACATCTCGAAATCTCCATACGAGTTATATCGGTCTGTCCAGATCAAAGACTCATAACTATCGAGTACAGCTATGGACTCGAAGTCAGTATTTAAAACTAAAAGTTCCATCGCTTATACTCCTTCATATATTACTTTGTTCTCGATCCTAAACTGTAAATTTGTCACTCCGCTCTCTGCTGTAAATGCAAAAATATTATCGCCTTTAACAAGAGTAAACCAATCTGTATTCTTGTCTAAGCAATTCAGAATATTATAAGACTTACCCTCCCTAACAAGCGTGATACTTTTCTCACCTTTTAAGGTGTTTATGATAATATCATCACTTGCTACGATACCTTTTCCAGTTAATGCTTCCAATTTTGTGGTATTGATAGACATAACCTCTCTGGTTTCAGTATTGTAAATGTTAATGTTTGTAGCAGGTCCTATGGCGTGAATGTAAATCATCACACCAATTTCTGAATCGCCATGATAAGTAATAACACCTTCTGTCTTAATCTGAATTTCTCCAAATATAAGTAACGGTTCGCTCAAAGATTCATTAGAAAACGGAAATTCAAATACTGGATCAATACTATAAAAATCGGTAACATTATTTCCATCTTCACTTGCAGAGTAAAAATATGGATCGGGACAAATGATTGAAATTTGTGTACCTTCTTGTTTGCTGAAAATATCAGGCTCATTCGATTCTATATATCCGATAGTTCGAACATAACGGTTATCAGTTTCGATAACTAATTCAACATTTTTCTTAATCGGAAAATATTTATACGATTTCTGCCTGATCTCTTCGATATCCTCGCCATAAATGCTGTGAATAAAAGCGAGTTGAATAACAATGTTTCTTTGACTCAATCTTGCCGAGTTAAACATCGAACCGTCGTTAGTTGCAACTTCGGTAGTGTTTACATTGGCCTTGACTGGTCCCAAGCCTGTAATAGACTTGACGAGGAAGCCCGTGTTTTCGGGCCTCCCCAATTCAAGCTTAATTCTATCACCTAAATAATTGGTGACAGCTAATGAGTAAATCATGTTTCCACCAATCCTTTCAGTGCAGAGAATTGATTCTTTGTCTGACGATAGATATCAATTCTTGACAGAGATTTAGGTGAGTAGTTGTTCTGTACAAAAGAATAACTGTTGCCAGCTTTTTCAGATGTATTTTCCCCATTTTGAACTATTCCGTTGTTCTTACGTTCCATACCAGCGCTGATAGACATAGCTTGTCTCTTACTAAGTAAAGCAGACAGCATATGTGCTCCAGCTTGTACTTCACTAAGGTCAAGAACAGGACGAATAGTCGGTTGTACATCTATATTTCCTTCGACAAAATCTCTTACCTTAGAAATTGCGTTACTTAAACCATTTTTGGCAGCCGCAGCCATTTCCGTACCGGCAGCATAAGACTTATCGGCGTAATCGATAATAGAATTAACAAATCCCATACCAAAGAATCCACCGATTCGTTCGCCAACTCTTGAAGGCGAATTGATGTCCAATTCTCTTTCAGCAGCTCTCGCCGCAGCCGCAGCCATAGCAGCCGCCCTTGCTTCCGCATACCAGGTATACTCATCAATACCGTTAGCAAAACCCTTAACGAGATATTGTCCGGCATTATAAAATTCCTGATACTTATTGCGTACAGCAGTCAGGCATCCAGATACGATATTTGTGAAAGCAGACTTCAAAGCCTGATCTTTTTCTCGTACACCGGCAATCAGTTTAACCATCATAGTCTGTCCGATTACTTGGAATTCCTGATACTTATTTCGGACGGTAGTCAGGCATCCAGATACGATAGTGACAAATGCACTTTTCAAAGCATACTCTTTGCTTCTGACACCAGAAGTAAGATTGGTCATCATTGTATTACCGATCGTTGTGAACTGATAATATTGGCTTGTAAATGCCGTTACAATTCCGCTTACCATATTAGTAAACGTAGATATCAGTGTACCCTTTTGAGCATTTGCGGCGTTCACGAAAGTGCTAATCATCGTATTAGCGGCAGCAGAAACTCTCGAATTTGCATTGGTGAAAGCGTTAATGAATCCATCAATTCCAGAGTTGCCCAAAGCAGTTAGATTCTGAGCAAATCGAGACATACCACTCGTATCAATGTCTGTAATACCTTTCGCCAAATCTACCAAATTACGGAACTGCACAATAACACTGCTGAGTTTTGCTGTATCTACTCCAGATATACTGTTGTAGTAATTAGCAAACGACTGGCCAAAAGAAACTAACTGTTGACCGAAACTTGCAATGTCATTGTCACCGGTAAACCAGCTTACAACACCGCCTGTATTCGGAAGATTGTTTGAAAGTTCCACCAATGCTTTAGCAGCATTAGCAGAATTAGTAACAACATTTGCATCCAATCCAGTAACAGCCAAAGAATAATTCTTCATCGCAGTACCGAATGGTACAAGCTGTTCTCCAAATGTAGCAAGGTCGTTGTCACCGGTAAACCAGCTTACAACACCGCCTGTATTCGGAACAGTATTAGCCAGTTCCATAAGAGCTTGCCCTGCTGTAACGCTATTTTGAATTACATCAGGTTTTAATCCCGAAACAGCTTCTCCGTATTCTTTCATAGCTCTACCAAATGGCACAAGCTGTTCGCCAAACGCATTCATGTCATTCTCGCCAGCAAAGAAACCGACTACACCGC